GTTATAATACTATCTCCTAATACAAATATTGGAATTATCAATAATTTATTATCAGTATTATTAAATTTATTGTTTATTAAATTTATTAATCTATTTTCATATTTATTTGATAATTTTGTTGTTTTTTTATAATATTTTAATATTATATAATAAATTATTATCACTAATATTAGTAATATAACATATATTATATTATGTTTATTTAACTTCATAATATATAATTATATTTTATTCAATAAATTTAATTATTGAATAAAATATATTAATAATTATTCATTTTACATATTCAAATTAATTATAGTATTGATTTAATTAAATCATATGGATATTTTAAATAATAATTATTTATATTTAAATTACTAGAGATAATATCTGATGGATATATTTTTAGTTTTTTTATATTTTTATTATTATATATATTATTATCTATTCTTGATAAATAGACATATATATTTACATTAATATTTAAAAAATCAATTAACCATAGTAGTGATGTATCAATTGAATATATACTATCTGCATTTTCTAATATTTTAATATAATCAAATACATATTCAGAATGTATTGAATCTAATCTTTTATCATTATTTTTTGAATTTTGCGATAGTTTAAATATCGGTAAATCTATATTATTTATATAATAATCATTAATAATAAAATTTCTTTTTTCATCATCTATAACAATGACATATTTTTTACCTATTATATTTATTAATTTATTATATAATATATTTTCAGATTCATAGTTTCTAACTATTTTAAAGTAATCATATGCTATATTTTTTTCTAATCCAATGCTATTATAATTTCTTTTAACATTATCTGTTATTATATGATTAATCATATAATTTATACTATTTTTATGATTAATATTTATTTGATTTATATATGTTATATTGTATTTAATTAATAAATTATTAATTTTATTGTTAATTGGTATATAATAATTTATATTATGAAAAAAATATTTATTAGGTAATACATAAAATAATAGATTATTTATATCTCTATACATATATGATATTTGCTTATGATATTCTTTTTTACATACTAATGTTACTGAATAATATTTTGTACAAAAATATCTAATTGCACCATTAAAAATTATATTATCGCCTAGTTCTGGTGATATTACTATAAATAATTTATTATATGTATTATTTAATTTTGTATGAATAAATTTATCTAAATTTATTTTTTTTATTCGTATAATATTATTTATTTTATTTTCATAATTTATATATATATGATATATATGATATATATAACATATCAATAATATTATTATTATTATTATTATATGATGTTTATCCATATATTAATTATATAATTTTTAATTCATATAATTAATATAATTAATATATAATTTATTTTGATATAATATGTATAATATTATAATTATAGGCGACATTATGATAGATCATTATACTTATGTATCTATTAATAAAATTGCAAATGAATCACCAATTCCTGTATTTAATTATTTATCTGAAAAAAATATTTTAGGTGGATGCGGTAATGTATTCCAAAATATGAAATTATTTAATAATAATTTATTTATGTTATCTGTTGTTGGAAATGATAATAATGCAAATATTATAAAAAATATTATTAATAATGATGATAGAGTGTTCTTAATTAATGATCCTTCTAGAAAAACATCAATTAAAAATAGAATTATTGCTGATAATAAAATTTTATTTAGATATGATGATGAATCTACTTTTTTTATTGATGAATCTGTTGAAAATATGATAATTAATAAATTTGATGATTTATGTGTGAATAATACTATTGATATTGTTGTGTTTTCAGATTATAATAAAGGTGTATTATCTGAAAAATTATGTAAATATATAATTGATACTTGCAATAAAAATAATATTATTACAATAGTTGATCCTAAAAATAATTTTTTAAAATATAAAAATGTAACATGTATAAAACCAAATTATCTAGAATCTTCTACATATTCAAAATTGTCTGATATTAACGATATTCATAAATTTATTTATTCTACTATTAATTGTAAATATTCAATAGTTACTCTCGGCAAAGATGGTATTTCTCTTTACGATGGTAATAAATTATTTATTACTTCTTATGAATCTAATGAAGTTATCGATGTAACTGGTGCAGGTGATATTATCACTAGTGTTGTTTCTAGTCTTTTTAAAACTTTAGATCTTGAATCTATTTTAAAATTAGCAACTTTTTTAGGTACAACTTCTGTTAAAAAAATTGGTACATATGAATTATCACATTCTGATATAATTTCTGCATATGGATCAATTAAAAATAAATGTTTTACTGATGAAATTATTTATCACTTAAAAAAAAGTAATAAAAAAATTGTATTCACTAATGGTTGTTTTGATATTCTTCATATTGGTCATATTAAATATTTAGATGAAGCAAAAAAATTAGGTGATATCTTAATTATTGGTATTAATACAGATGAATCAATTAAACGTAATAAAGGTGATTCACGTCCTATTAATTCTTTAAACAATAGAATTGAATTTTTAAGTAAATTTGATTTTGTTGATTTTATTATCCCTTTTGATTCTGACACTCCTTTAGATTTAATTAAAAAAATAGAACCTGATTTTCTTGTTAAAGGTGGTGATTATACTCCTGATTCTATCATTGGTAAAGAATTTGCTAAAAATGTATTATGTTTATCTTTTACTCCAGATATATCTTCCTCTAAAATTATTAAGTTATTATCTAATAATAATTAATGTAATTTTATATTAATTATTAATATAAATATCTATAAAATTAATTGGAGTGCTAATAATATAATTATTAGAATTTAAATTTGTTTTTAATATATCAATAAAATATGTTTTTAATTTAATAATATTTTTATTTCTATATTTAATAGTGTCTATTCTTGTATTATATATACTTGTTTTAACATTTAAATTTAACATATCAATTAACCATGGAACACATGTATCTATCGATATAATTTCTATTGCATTTTCTAGTATTTTAACATAATCAAATATATATTCAGATTTTATAGATCCTAATCTTTTATTTTTATTTATTGAATTTCTTGATAAATTAAATATTGGATATTTTATATTTTTTAAATAATTATCATTTATAGTCATTGATCTTTTTACATCATCCATTATTATAACATATTTATGTCCAATTATATTAATTAATTTATTATATAATCTATTTTCATTTTCATAATTTCGAAATACTTTAAAATAATTATATAAAATATCCGGTGATAATTTTATTCCATGACTTTGTCGTGATATAAAATCAAAGATATAATTCTCTTTATTAATAACCATATTAATATAGTTAACATTATACTCATTAAATAAATATAATGTATTATTATTTATAGGAATATAATAAGTTATATATTGATTTGGATATCTATCTGGAATAATATAAAAAATTATATTATCTAAATGTTTATACATATATGATACTTGATTATAATATGATTTTTTACATACCAAAATTATTGTATTATACAATTTTGAATAATAATTTATTCCTCCATTTAATGTAATATTATCACCTAATTCTAACCGTGGAACAATAAATATTTTTTTAGTTTTATTTTTTAAATTATATTTATTAAATAAATTAACTATTTTTTTTTCATATTTATTGGATATTTTTGTAACAAATAAATTATATTTATTAATATAATATTCAATATTATATATTAATATTAATATTATTATCATCACATATAATATGTTATATTCGATATTTAATTTATTCATAATGTTATAAAATATAATATTATTTAGATTTATTTATAATATTATATAATTTTTAGAAATCATCATGTTCTAATATTAATTTATTTTTGATTGTCACCTTTTAATACTCTATATGAATCATTATCAAAATGCTCTGTTGATATTTCAAATATATCTCCCTCTTCTAAACATTCAATTTGATGTGGTTCGCCTATTTCATTTGTAATTACATTACCAACTTCTAATATCTCTTCTTGAATATCTGCATTTGATGTATCAATCCATCTAAATCTAAATTTTCCAGAATGCACAAACCATGATTCTTTTTTCTTAATATGAAAATGCATACTGAATTTTTTTCCTACTAAGAAATGTAAAATTTTACCACAATATAAATTGTTATTTACTATTACATATTCGTATCCCCAATTTTTTTCCACCTTTTCTCCAGTTAATTTTTTCGTCTTTTCCTGTTTTACAAAAAATTGTAATGGATTTATTGTTTTATCATCAATTAATATATCAAATGATGGTTTATCCATTTTTAATTCATTATATTTACATCCCCATTCCAATAATTGTTTTTTTGTTAATTCTGTATGATCTGTTTTAGATTTTTGACCACGTGCTGTCCAATATACTATATTGTTGCCTTGATCATATAGACTATTTATTTTATTAATATTTTCTACAATAGGAACACTATTTATATAATCATTTCCTGATGTTTTACATATAGTATTATCAATATCTACAAATACATTCATTTTAATATTAATAATAATTATATATTTTTATATATAATTATATAATTATTTTGATATTACTTATTATCTAATAAATTACATATTTCTTTAGGTAAATATAATGTTTTTTTCTCATTAAATAATTTGTATCCAGCATGAAATATTGATATATTTAAAAATCTAATTATAGATCCATTATATAAAAATCTAGCTAATTTTATATTATTATCAGTCATATATCTATAATATATATATTCGTTGTATTTACATGTAATATTTTTATATTTGTCTAAATGATTATATATATCACAATATATATCCATTACATTCGATTTTCCAAATGCAAATTGATCTGATATAGTGTATATAGTTGATATATTGGTTATTTTATCAAATTCTGCTGAATATAATGTATTTTCTTTAATATTATTTATATATTTTTGTTCAATCTTTTTATATAAGAGTATATCCGGTCTTATTCTAATTACTATATCAAATCTCATATTATTCGCTAATTCATATGAAGTTTTTTGAAGATTACATTTATATAATCTCCAACTTAATAATTTTAAGTTTTTAGTATGATCTATTAAAAATAATTCTGAATTTATATCATCGTATTCAATATATATTGGAGAAAATAATTTATTTATTAATAATTTATCTTTATTTGAAGTATCTTTATTAAAATGACAAAATACTTTTACATTGTATCCAAATGGATAAATTAAATAATTTTTAATAGACGTTAACGTTTTTTTAGATTGATCTCTTATTTGACCAGTTATAAAAATTGCAACAGTTTTATTATCTATATTATTATATCTTGATAATTTTTCATATGATTGACCTAATAAATAATAATAATAATAATGTATGCTTACTAATAATAATATTAATAATATATATATTATAATAACATTATATACACTATTATTTTTACTCATATATTTTCTGTATAAATTATTTTTATTTTATATATTATATAAGTATGCATATTTTTATTTTATGCGGTGGGTCTGGAGCACACTTAAATAATGATATTTATCCAAAACCTTTAAATTTAATTAATGGTAAACCTCTTATCTTTTGGTGCTTAAATTCTATTACTGATATTCAATTACATAATGTACATATTGTTTTTAATAAAAATTTAAAATTAAAAAATTTTGAATCTATTCTAAAATATTATTGTAATGATTCTCAATTATTAAAAAAATTAAATATTCATTTTTATGAATTAGAATATTTTACACGTGGTGCATTAGAATCATTTTATATTGGTTTATTAAAAAGTAATATAAATGATGATGAAAGTGTTATTGTAATTGATAATGATAATTTATATAATATTGATATTAATGATTTAAAATATATTTATTCTAAAAATTTTTTATGTTATTCTACTCTCGAAAACCCAGATCCAATTTATAGTTTTCTTAAAATTAAAAATAATATATTAATTGATTATAAAGAAAAAGAAAAAATATCTAATGATGTTTGTAATGGAATATATGGATTTGCTAATGTTGGACAAACTAAAACATATATCCAAGATATTTTATTAAATCAAAACAAAATTAAAAATGAATTTTACATATCTAATTTTTTTATATATCTCTTATCTAAAAATATTAATATATATACTCATAAATTATCTAATTGTATATCTTTAGGAACTTCTGAACAAATTCGAGAAAATTATCATCACCTCCCAAAATTAAAATTAAAATTTGTTTTTGATATTGATAATACAATTCTTACTTATCCATGTATAAAATCGGATTATTCAACTAATTATCCAAATACTAATATTGTTGATTTTATTAAATATCTTAAAAATAATGGACATTATATTATCATTAATACCGCTCGCAGACAAGCATCTTCCAATGAAGGATCTTCTATTAAACAAATTGGTAAATCTGTTTTTGAAAATTTAGATAGATGTGGTATAGAATATGATGAATTATTATTTAGTAAACCATATGCCGATTATTATATTGATGATAAAGGATTTAATACTTATCAAGATAATCTTTTTGAAAAATTAGGATTTTTTGATATTCCAGATTTTAATATATTAAATGTATTATCTAATAATAAATTTAATAATTTACAAAAAATTAATGATAATATTATTATTAAATCTGGTCAATACTTAGAAGGTCAAATATTTTTTTATGAACAATTATCTAAATTTCCTACATTATTATCATTCTTTCCTACATTTTATGAAAAAATTAACTCTAATACATTTAAACTTGAATTAATTAAATCAATACCTATTTCTAATTTATATATCTCGCAATTATTATCTATTAATCAATTAGAAAATATTCTCAAAATTATACAAAATATTCATAATACTCATAATGACATTACTATTAATTATAATGATTTAAAACATCATTATATCGATAAATTAATATCTCGGTTTAATCCAGATTATTATTATTTCGATAATGCAAAACATATTTTTAATATTTTACATCTTAAATTATCTGAATATATAGATCATGCTAATATTGTAGGTATCATTCATGGAGATTGCTGGTTTGCTAATATTTTATTAACATATGATGATAATTATAAATTTATTGATATGAGAGGATTAATTAATAATGTTTTAACATTAAATGGTGATTCATTGTATGATTATGCTAAATTATACCAAAGTTTGCTTAATTATGATTCTATTTTATTTTCTGGTAAACGTATCTTTAATGATTACCACAAAAATTATATTAATTATTATAAATCATATTTAATAAAAAATAATTTAATTTCTTCTATCAATAATCTTAATCTTCTCACCGCATATTTAATTTTTGGTACTTTTCCTTTTTTACCTATTACTACATCTGATTCACAAAAACAAGAAATTTGGTCTATTATCACAGATTTAATTTCTGAATTAAATCCCTAATTTATAATTATTTTATTAATATCCTGAATTCCTAGTTTTGCTATCATAGGATTACTATCATTTCTAGATGCAGTCATATATATATATTCTTCATCTATTAGTAATCCTAAACAATATTCTATTGAAAATGTATCATAATAAAATGGTACCGTATATCTATTTACATTATAATTTTGATCTAATATTACTATCATATGATAATATTTTCGAGGGGTACAATATTTTACACCATGAACTACTATCCAATATTCATTGTTGTATTCTATAACATTTGACGAACCTCGTAAATGTTTGAAAAATATTGGTGTTTGTATAACAGTATCTATGATTAATTTCTGATTTTTTATTTCACCAATTTGTAACGGATGCCATTTATAAATTATTTTATTTCCTATTGGAATCCAATTTTTTTCACATTCTTCCGGAAATGGTGATTCTATAATATTTATATTTTCTATAGTATAATTATTTATATTATAATCACCAATTACAACACTATTTGTATTATTTAATGAACATTCTCTCGATGTTGCAATACATTTTATTTTATTATCTTCTTCATATAATCTTATATCTTCTAAACCTAATATATACGTATCTTTTCTTATTTCTGATGATATATCTTCATCCATTATTATCAAATTTGATTCTACTTCAAATTTATTTGTAAATTTAATATACCCATTCTTTGTTCTTACTTTTTCTTCTCTTGATAATATATTATTCTTACTCATTAAATAACTACCATCTTTCATAATTCTATAATTTACATATCTTACATTTGCAATAATTTCATTATTATATTTTAATAATGATGTTGATGTTGGTATATAATCATTATATATTGGTTGGTTTAATTCTATCTTCTCTCCAATATCTAATATTCTATATACATAAAAATCTAAATTTGAATATACCATATCTTCATTGTAATTATACTTATTTAAATAATCAATTGATCGTTTTAATCCTGATAATCTATCATTTGGAAATACATAATACTGTAATATACTATACTCATACTCAAATAAATACTTGTCATATAATTTATCTTCTATAAATAATAAATCATTTTTTGGATATGGTATACTATATCCTATCATATAATAATGATACGCTTTAATTTGTTTCCCAACTTCTCTAAAATATTTTGTTAATTCATATATTGGTTCTACCCTCTCTTTTCTATAATTATAAGCACGATTCATCCAACATTCAAACTTATTTTCATCTTTTAAACTTAACCAACATTTTCCAATCATATAATAAGAATACCACACTTCTTCATACCATCCTTCCATACTAATTCTTTTTTTATACATTTTAATTGCCTCTTTAAACTTACCAGTATCTTTAAATGATTGTGCTAGATAAAAAACATATCTTACATTTGTTGGTTCATCTATTAGACCTTGTGTTAATAATCTTATATCTCTCTCAAACTTATCATTTTTTGCTCCACCATCTCCTATATCATCAATATATATTTGTTCTTTTGTTAATGTTCCTGTATTATCACCATCCCAATATTCATGTGTTACACCAACACATTTCCACGTATGCCCTAATTTAATAAATCTTGTATTGTAATATTCTATTGTATTATTTTTTTGTATTATTTTATAACCATTTTGAGTTAAAGTTTCTTTGTCAAAATTTATTATTTTTAATATCATATCTGCATCTAATAATAATCCATATGTAGTATTTAAATTCCATCCTAATACTTTACAATATTCCACTGCATTATTAAATGCATTTGTTCGATTATGACCAAAATTTTTCCATTCATCATCATTTAATACAAACTCAAATTTTTGTTCATCAAAAAATTCATGAATTTTTTGACGTGTATTATCTGTTGATCCTGTATCTGTTATACATATTGCATCACAAATAGACATTGCATTTTTTATACATCTTTGTATAATTTTTTCTTCATTTTTTATCATCAATATAAAAATAATTTTAACCATTTTTATATTTAATCTATTTACTTTTTTATATAAATATTTATTTATTATTATTTTTATGCAAAATATATTATTTATATCAAATGTTAAACCAGATAAATATCCTATTATAGATAAACATTATCAATGGATTGGTATACATAAAAAACTATCTTTTGAAGAATTTTCAGAAATTTATCACGATAAAAAACCATATGCAATTTATACGTTTGGTGTTGAAAATATATGGAAATATTTACCCTATATTTTTAATATACGAAAAATTTGGATTCATTTAAATATATTACCTGATAATTTAGATATAATTTCATGTGTATTTTCAGGTATAATTAAACATCAATATGATGCAGATCATCCACTTTTATCTGTTATTACAACAACTTATAACAGCAAAGAAAAAATCCAAAGACCCTGGAAAACATTACGTAATCAAACATATACTAATTGGGAATGGATTGTATGGGATGATTCAGAAGATACGAAAACATATGAAAACTTATTAGAAATGCAAAAGAAGGATTTAAGAATGCGTGTTTATCGTGCACCAAAACATTCTGGTATTATTGGTGAAATGAAACGTTTAGCATCCGGTGTTGCGTATGGTTCTTTTATTATTGAATTAGATCACGATGATGAAATACATTCAGAATTATTTCAATGGGTTGTTGATGCATCTAAAATACATACAGAAGCAGATTTCTTTTATACTGATTCTGCACAATTATATGAAAGAACACTAAAAACTCATTCATATGGTGATTTTTTTGGTTATGGATATGCAAGTCATGCAAATGTTTGGTCTGAAATGCATAATCAATGGGTTATATCTACAATTGTTGCACCTCCAAATGCAATTACTTTAAGACATTTAATTGGCATGCCTAATCATATAAGAGTATGGAAAACAGAATTATATGATAAAATTGGTAAACATAATCCAAGATTATCTGTCTCTGATGATTATGAATTATTAGTTAAATCTTATATTTATGGTAAATGGTGTCATATACGTGCATGTGGTTATTATCAATATCGAAATGAAGATGGTAATTTTACATTTATTCGAAATAGTTTAATTCAACATAATGTAAAACATATATATAATCATTATAAATCTCAATTACCTAAACCGATAGAAAATTTTAAAATAGAACCAGTTTGGAAATTTGATAATAATATATATCCAATGACACATTTAACATATGATCCAAATCCACATGATTATTCTATTATTTTAATTGATCCTATTGTTGAAACATTACAAAAAATATTTAATATTAATAAATCAATTCATATATATATAATTGGCAAATGTCCAGATAATATTCTTAATGAATGGAAATTAAAAATTACTTGGTGGAATTTAGGATCAGATAATATAAATGATAAACTTAGATATGCTAAAAAATTATTAGTAACCGGTAAAAATGTATTATTAGAAAATGAAATTGATCAATTATATAACAAACCAAAAATAAATATTATAACACCATGTTGTCGATCTGATAATTTAGATATAATAATAAAATCAATTAATTTTGAATTAATTAATAAATGGTACATTATCTATGATACATCCAAAGATAGAACTTATGTTAAAAAATTTCAAGATAATCCAAAAGTTGAAGAACATTTTTGTTCTGATATTGGTTCTGTTGGACATCCACAAAGAAATTATGGATTAAATTTAATTAATGATGGATTTGTTTATTTCTTAGATGATGATAATATAATACACCCTGAATTTTGGAATATCGTACCTACATTAGATATAAATCATTTTTATACATTTGATCAACAACAAATATATGTCGGTAAAATATTAAAAGGTAATCAAATTAAAATAAAAAATATTGATACTGCACAGTTTATTGTACCAAAACAACTAATTAAAAATCTAACATTTGATATTAATAGATATGAAGCGGATGGTATATTTATTACAAAAATAAATGAATTATATCCTAAAAATCATATGTATATATCAAAAATTGCGTGTTATTATAATTATTTAGAAATTAATAATTTAATTCAAATTTCGAATATTGATTTCTCAAAACCATCAAAATTATGTAAATTAATGAAAGAATGCGGAAGTGATAAAGGTTCAGAAGATATTATGAATTCACGTCATAATTATACTTTAATCTATAATGAATTATTCAAAAATTTATTTGATAAAAATATTAATATATTTGAATTAGGTATTGGTACTACAAATCCTAATATTACATCACATATGGATTTAAACTGTAAAAATGGAGCGTCTTTAAGAGCATGGTCTGAAATATTTCCTAACGCAAATATCTATGGTGCTGATATAGATAAAACAATATTATTTAATGAAGATAGAATTAAAACATATTATTGTGATGAAAGAGATTTAAATTCTATTAAGTCTATGTGGGAAAATATAGATATTAAATTTGATATAATAATTGATGACGGTATACATGAATTTAATGATAATATTAGATTTTTTGAAAGTTCAATTCATAAATTGAATCATAATGGTTATTACATTATTGAAGATATTCATCATTATGATTTATTAAATTTTAGAAATAAAATTAAAGAATTAAAACCAACATATCCTAATTTACAATTTCAGTTATTATGTGTTCCAAATAAAAATTACAATGATAATACTTTATTAATAATCTATTATAAATATCATTATACACTTGATTTAACTTCTAATTTACATAATTCATTAAATATTTTATATGAAAATAATATTAATTATCCTATGACTTGTGTTGAAATCGGTTCATTTGAAGGTAAAGGTAGTTTATTAATTGCAGATAAATTATGTAAGAATAAAGATAGTAAATTATATTGTATAGATCCTCTTGATAATAAATATGTAAAAGATAATACAAATTTATCATTTTGGGATAATGCATGTAATGGTCAAAAAGATAGATTCTATTATAATACTAAAAATCATTCTAATATAATTCTATTAGAAGGTACATCTGATGATATGATATCTAAAATAGAAGATAATACAATTGATTTTGTTTATATAGATGGTGATCATTCTCCTGAACAAGTGTATAAAGATGCAATAAATATGTTACCTAAAATGAAATCAAATAGTATTATTTTATTTGATGATTATGAATTTAATATAAATAATGTTAAAACATCAATTGGTATTGATAAATTTTTAAATGAAATTAAAAATAAATATGAACTATTATTTAAAAAATATCAATTAGCAATTAGAATTAAATAGATAATATTATTAATTTATAATAATGAATTACTTACCTATTAATAAATATATTGATTACAAAAAATATGATTGTATTATATCAATTGGTAATAAATGTCCTACTACTATGATCTTACATAAATTAAATATTTATAAAGAATCATTTCCATTTGATTATATACCTACTACACCAAAATTAATATTAAAATATTTAAAAAATAAAAATGATTTTTTTCCAGAACAAAATACTATAATAAATAAAGATGGTGTTTGGTTTGGTCATTTTAATTTTATATCAGATTATGATAATATGATAATTATGTTCAATCGTCGATTTACTAGATTAGATGATGTTTTAAAAAATAATAAAAAGATATTATTTGTTTATACTAGTGAAGCAGATGTATATAATGAAATGAACAATAGATATAATGATAATTATAATGATATTATTCAATTTAGAGATTATATTATTAATACATATAACAATAATAATTTTACTATTTTAGCAATTCATACAAATAAATCATTTGAAGATACAGATAATATAATTAATTATACTATTAATGTTGATAATAAATATCTATCTAATAATAAAGAAACCCACATACCTTCTATATTTAATATGTATCGTGGTGTATTGGAATCATTAGTAAAAAATATTTTTAATTTATAAAAAATATATAATTTTTATATATTTTTTGTTTAAAATAGATCAAGTTGAACCGTTAGGTCATGAGCGTCATTACCATTACCTCCTGTATATGTTAATTCGACATGGATTCTATCTCCTGTATTAACTGATACAGATGCACTATAATAATTTACTACTAAATCTGTTGCACCAAATGTAGCAGTAAATGGTGTTGATGTAATAGTGCCTCCTAGAGGTGTATGAAATACACTAACTGTAACTGTATCACCTGTACCTGAACCAGCATTTAAACCACATGATAATCCTGCTATAATACATGGTTGTTGTACACGATAATATGCAGGTGGTGTTCCAGTGTCTGGAAATCCAGATGGACCACCACTGACAGCCATTGTTCCTGGCCACAGGTATCCACCTGATGTACCACTTTTAATATTACCTCGTAGACCATAATAGACAGTTGTAGGATATACATAGGAAGAAAATCCTTTATCACCAGCAGTTTTTGTTACTAGATCGGTTCCTGGACCTATTTGAATACCTGGTGATGCTAAATAGGTTGGATCTGTAATAGTAGTTGGATTTGTTTGACGAATATCAGATGCTGTATATGATTGCCCTGCAGTAGGCTTTACAGTACCAACAGTAGTTGAACGTAATTGAATAGAACCCAAATTATTAGTATCTGCTGTCTCTACACCAACATAGGAACCTGTTGATGCAGTTGATGTTGGTTGGGCTACATAAATATTTACATCCCGTGATGATATAACATTTGATGTAGAAACAAGTATACCACGCTTATTTCCACCACCGTTAGAATATACATTAATAGTTGACCCTTTGAGAGAATTAAAAGAGAAACTACCAGATCCAAGAGTTCCTGTACCATTTGATTCTACACCAGTAACAATACTTGTACCACCTGAAGAAGCAGTTGAATTATCTACTGTAAGAACACATGTACGTAGTTTAGCAGTAACAGATGTCGTACCACCAAAAACAATACCTTTTAGAGTATGATGTCCACTAGATATGAGTTTTAATGTTAAATCTTCTACACGAGTATTTTCACCCATTGTTAAAAGAGTTGTATTAGCTGTTACACCTGTCATTTGAATTGTAGTTGTTTGTATGTTTTGTCCTCTAAGAGCAATTCCCGCGGGAAGTGTAATACCTGAACTAAGAGTATATGTACCAGGATGTACCCAGATTGTAGTACCAGAAGTAGCGGCAGATACAGCTGCATTTACCGTTAAATAAGGAGAACCACCAATTGATGCAGTACTGTCATTACCATAAATAGCGTCTACACGAAGTACATTACCAATACCAAACATATTTAAAGGAAGAGTTGGTCCTTGATCACCTTGATCACCTTTCGTACCTTGAGTACCTTGATTTCCTTGAGTACCTTGAGTACCTTGATTTCCTTGAGCACCGGTGTCACCTTGATCGCCTTTTGCACCTTGATTTCCCTGATTACCGGTGTCACCTTGATCGCCTTTTGCACCTTGATTTCCTTGAGTACCTTGATTTCCTTGAGGACCGGCGTCACCTTGATCGCCTTTTGCTCCTTGACTTCCTTGTGTACCTTGATTTCCTTGTGCACCTGTATCACCCTGATCGCCTTTTGCTCCTTGTGTACCTTGATTACCTTGAGCACCTGTATCACCTTGATCGCCTTTTGCTCCTTGAGTACCTTGATTACCTTGAGCACCTGTATCACCTTGATCGCCTTTTGCACCTTGAGCACCTTGATTTCCTTGAGTACCTTGATTACCTTGAGCACCTGTATCACCCTGATCACCTTTTGCTCCTTGATCACCTTTTGCTCCTTGATCACCTGTATCACCTTGATCTCCTTTTGCTCCTTGTGTGCCTTGATTTCCTTGAGCACCTGTATCTCCTTGATCTCCCTTTGCTCCTTGAGTACCTTGATTTCCTTGAGCACCTGTATCTCCTTGATCTCCCTTTGCACCTTGAGTACCTTGATTTCCTTGAGCACCTGTATCTCCTTGATCTCCCTTTGCACCTTGAGCACCTGTATCTCCTTGATCTCCCTTTGCACCTTGAGTACCTGTATTTCCTTGATCGCCTTTTGCTCCTTGAGTACCTGTATCTCCAGTTGCTCCTGTGTTTCCAATTGAAGCAACTACTTGCCAATATTCTGTATTAGTTGGAGGTATATTTTGAAGACCACTACCAGCGTAACAAACATAAGTACTTCCTAAATATGAAACAGTATCTCCAATTCGATAGTACGCGTATGAACTACTATATTCACCTTTAAATGTAAAACCTGGACCGGTGGATCCAAGTTCACCTTGATCTCCTTTTGCACCTTGAGTACCTGTATCTCCTTGATCACCCTTTGCTCCTTGAGCACCTGTATTTCCTTGAGCACCTGTATCTCCTTGATCTCCTTTTGCTCCTTGAGTACCTGTATCTCCTTGATCACCCTTTGCACCTTGAGTACCTGTATCACCCTGATCACCTTTTGCACCTTGAGCACCTGTATCACCCTGATCACCCTTTGCACCTTGAGCACCTGTATCACCTTGATCTCCTTTTGCTCCTTGAGTACCTGTATCTCCTTGATCTCCTTTTGCACCTTGAGCACCTGTATCTCCTTGATCACCTTTTGCTCCTTGAGCACCTGTATCTCCTTGATCTCCTTTTGCACCTTGAGCACCTGTATCTCCTTGATCACCTTTTGCTCCTTGAACACCTGTATCTCCTTGATCACCTGTATCTCCTTGATCTCCTTTTGCACCTTGAACACCCGTATCTCCTTGATCACCTTTTGCACCTTGAGCACCTGTATCTCCTTGATCACCTTTTGCACCTTGAACACCCGTATCTCCTTGATCACCTTTTGCACCTTGATTTCCTTGATCACCTGTATCCCCTTGATCACCTTTTGCACCTTGATTTCCTTGATCACCTATATCCCCTTGGTCTCCTTTTGCACCTTGGTTACCTGTATCTCCTTGATCACCTTTTGCACCTTGATTTCCTTGATCACCTGTGTCTCCTTGATTACCTGTTGGACCTTGATCTCCTGTATCACCTTGATCACCTTTTGCACCTTGATTTCCTTGATCACCTGTGTCTCCTTGATCACCTGTGTCACCTTGGTCTCCTGTATCACCCTGATTTCCTGTAGCACCTTGATCTCCTGTATCGCCTTGGTCACCTTTTGCACCTTGATCTCCTGTATCACCCTGATTTCCTGTAGCACCTTGATCTCCTGTATCGCCTTGGTCACCTTTTGCACCTTGATCTCCTGTATCACCTTGATTTCCTGTAGCACCTTGATCTCCTGTTGCACCTTGATCTCCTGTGGCACCTTGATTTCCTGTGTCACCTTGATCTCCTGTTGCACCTTGATCTCCTGTGGCACCTTGATTTCCTGTGTCACCTTGATCTCCTGTGTCACCTTGATTACCTTGTGGTCCTTCATTACCTTGATCACCTGTTGCACCTTGATCACCTGTTGCACCTTGATTACCTTGTGTACCTTCATTTCCCTGTGGTCCTTCATTACCTTGATCTCCTTGAGAACCTTGATCACCTTGATCACCTTGTCCTTGATCGCCTTGATCTCCTTGGTCACCTTGATCTCCGTCATTACCTGCTGTACCTGTGGGGCCTTTCAGGCCAGTAACAAAGATTGCTACATTGTTGAACTGATATGTCTCAGGTGTAGTGGCAGTATTATACTGGCATCTGAATACGTGAGGACCTACAATAGGATTTGGAGAGCTTGCCTGAAGTATTCCTGTAATGTAAAAGTGCATTTGAGTTCCGTCAAAATATAGAGATGCGATTTCACCAGGAGAATACGTACCTGTAAAGATAAGTTCTTCACTCTCAGTATTAGAAGCATATTCAAAGAGTACTGTATTTGGCTCTATCAGCTCCAAATAGTATCCAAGAGGAATAACAGTCCCTCCAAATCCAACTGTCAACACATCTCCTGCAGTTGTAACAGCAGGTAGAGTTGTCTGCATATAGATGCCGTTCACATTGACTGTAAACTGCTCATTGGACACGACTTCATCATCGACCGCATTTAATATAAAGGAATTAGGAGACAGCATTGTGGCTGTTTCTATGGGAATAAGAGTAAACAGGGAGGCTCCGTTTGTACCAATAGGCCCAGTATTACCTTGTTCGCCTTGATCTCCTTGATCTCCTTGGAATCCTTGATCTCCTTGATCACCTTGATCTCCTTGTCCTTGATCACCTTGATCACCTTGATCGCCTTGAAAACCTTGATCTCCTTGATCTCCTTGATCTCCTTGGAAACCTTGATCACCTTGATCTCCTTGTCCTTGATCGCCTTGATCACCTTGATCTCCTTGATCTCCTTGATCTCCTTGGTCACCTTGATCTCCTTGGAATCCTTGACCTTGTTCGCCTTGTGATCCTTGATCTCCTTGAAATCCTTGATCTCCTTGGTCACCTTGATCTCCTTGGAATCCTTGACCTTGTTCGCCTTGGGATCCTTGATTTCCCTGAAATCCTTGATCACCTTGATCTCCAATGTCACCTTGATCACCTTGGAATCCTTGACCTTGATCTCCTTGGGAACCTTGATCTCCTTGTAATCCATTACTACCAATAGGACCTTCATTACCTTGATCACCTTGTGAACCTTGATTACCTTGATTACCTTGTGAACCTTGATTACCTTGATCTCCTTGTGTACCTTGATTACCTTGATCTCCTTGTGTACCTTGATCCCCTTGTGTACCTTGATTTCCTTGATTACCTTGTGTACCTTGTGTACCTTGATTACCTTGATCTCCTTGTGTACCTTGAGTACCTTGATTTCCTTGTAACCCTGTTGGTCCTGTATTGCCAATATTTTTAGCTATTTGTTTAACACCTATTATAACTGATGGTGTTGGTGATGATGTTAATGGAGGGGTATTATCTATATATATAACTTCAATATCATTATCATCTGAATAAAATACAAATTCAACATAATCATTATTATTTAAATTAAATATATATGAATATGATGCTGTTGTTATTGTACCATTAGTTACTGTTATATTATTATTTGTATTTTGAATATTAACACCATTTTGTCGTACCCATATTGATACTACACTAGAACCAGCGGTTGTTTTATTTAAATGAACATTATAATTAAATTCATATGTTCCTAATGTTGATACTGTTATTCGAGATTCATTATTAATTGTTATTTCTTGAGATGAAATATTTATAGAATAATCTTTTAATACAGTTGGTACAGTTAATTCCTCAACTATTTCAATATTTTGAGTTACGTTAGATATTATATAACCATATATATTTACACCATCTGGTCTTGGTCCTGTAGATCCTGTAGGTCCCGTGTCTCCAGATAAACCTAAATAGCCAGTTGGTCCTGTATTTCCTGTATTTCCAGTGGGTCCTGTATTTCCTGTTGGTCCTGTATTTCCAGTGGGTCCTGTATTTCCTGTATTTCCAGTAGGTCCTGTATTTCCTGTTGGTCCTGTATTTCCAGTGGGTCCTGTATTTCCGGTTGGTCCTGTATTTCCAGTGGTTCCTGTATTTCCTGTTGGTCCTGTATTTCCAGTTGGTCCACCTGACGGACCAGTAAATCCGATTGGTCCAGTACTACCTGTACTACCTGTATTTCCTTGAATACCTTGAATACCCTGATACCCTCTAGGTCCAAATGGTCCAGTATCTCCAGTTGCCCCTGTTTGTCCAATTGGTCCTCTAATTCCAATACTTCCTGTTACTCCTGGTATACCTTGAATACCCATTGGACCTGTATTTCCTGTATTTCCAGTTGGTCCTGTTTGCCCGACAAAACCTGTTGGACCCGTAAAACCAGTAAATCCTGGTGGACCTGTAAATCCGGTTGGTCCAATTGGTCCATTTAAACCAGGGATACCTCTCAGACCAGTCGGTCCAGTAAAACCAGTATTACCTGTAAACCCAGTATTGCCGGTAAAACCAGTATTTCCTCTAATTCCAGTTGGTCCAGTTGGACCATATACTGCGATAGTACCACCTGTTACACCACCTAACTGAGTTCTTATACCATCTTGATCGATATAAAATAATATATTATTTTCTTGATATAATGTAATTGTTGAATCTGTTATTCCAGATGGTCCAATTATATTTAAAAATGATGATTCCATTCCATGTGTAGCATACATAGTACCATGATCAGTAAATCCAATATGTCCAGTAGGTCCAATAATAAAATCATCTGTTGCATCTGTATAAATATATTTAAATGGTTTATCAGATGTACCAATTGTAAATTCGGGTAAATTAGGTACAATTGTACCAGTAAGACCTAAAGTGTTATCTACTGTTACTGGCGCTGTCTGTTGCACAGGTTTAAAATAACGTAAAAATATTGGAATTGAAGATACATTATTTACTACATTTGACATACTATTATCTTATTTATTTTTTACATTTTTTTACATAAAAACATAAATTTATTTATATATAAAGATGAAGAATTCAAAAAAACCAAATAATAAACCAATACTTGATAATTCATTAATTGAAAATGAAGATCAAAAAAATGAATGGTTAGTAAATGAAAAAAATATAAATTTAAACTCTTCTGAAAATAGTGAAAATAGTGAATATATTAAAGTAATTACTGCATCACTAGAATTAAATCAAATTGAATTTCCAAGACTATTTGAATTAAATGAAGATGCAATATCAGGTATTTTAAAAAAAATGTTAACAATTGGATATAATACATATTTTCCAAAAAATGATTTAAATAATGATTCTAAATTAATTTATGAAAATCAATCTCAATTATCTAAGTTTGATATTTTAGATACATTAATTAATAAATTAACTGGTATATCTAATAATTCTAAAAAAATTGGTATTTTTGGTGAAAATTATATTCAAGAATTAATTGCTAAAAATTTTATTGGTGTTAGTTATCAAAAAACTGGTGAAATTGATCATAGTGGAGATGGATTATTAACATTAAGTAATGGATCTGAAATTCTAATTGAAATTAAAAATTATTCTAATATTGTAAATGATGATGAAATTGATAAATTTACATTTGATATGAAAACAACAAAACGTAAATATGGTCTATTTTTGAGTCTTAATAGTAAAATTAATAAATCTAAAATTCTTGATTTAAAAACATTTACCCATGATAATGAAACTTATTACCAATTTTTTGTATCAAATTTAAGTGATGATTTACATCGTTTAGAAGTTGGTATACTATTATTACAAGTTCTGAGTGAACATAAAAATACAAAATCGAAAGAATATATATTAGATGATACGATTAAAGAAAAATTAACAATTTTAATAGAGCACATTAATGAAAATGAAAAATTAAGAGGATATTTTCTAGATACTGAAAAAGATATTCGTAATTCATTAAATAATTTTTATCAAAAATTAAGAGATAATCATATGGATATTGAAAATAAAATTAAAAGTATATTTACTACATTAAAAAATAATAATATTACAAATTTACCATCTGAATCTGAAGAAAATCAATTATTAATTAAATATAAAAATACAAAAATAATTAATATTCTTAAAAAAACAATTGATTATTTAGATACTAATTCAATCGAGTATACTTTTAATGATAAAGAAATTACTGTTAATGAATACGGACATATTAAAATATTAAAAGAAAAAATAGTATTGCATACTAAATCTAAACTTGTAATTCCAATTAATATTGATAATTGGCAATTATTTGAAAATCAATTTAATTCATAGAATTTACCGAATAATACCAGATTTTATTCTATTATTAAATTAAAAATTGACAAATTATTTATATATCACTAATAGATCTCATTACTAATAATATATTTTGATATTATGTCAAAATCAAAATATAATAAAAAAGGATTAGGATCAAAGAATTTAACTAATATATTAAAAGATCCTGAATATGATGATTTTAATATATTAGAACCTGAATTAGACTATATTGAAATATTATTTAATAATGTATGTGAAAACGATTTTGAATATTATAATCATAATCATGATAAACCATATAATTCAGAATATGAACATTTTGATTATTACGAATACAAAGATGATTTAAACGAATGGAAATGTACAAAAAATAAATTAAAATTATTATCAAATCAAGCAGATAAAAAATATATTGATTATGAAAATAATTTTAATATAAAAAAAGAAAATGCATTAAAAATTTCAAATGACATTGACAGAATAATTACTGATGAAGAATATGTAGAATTTCAAGAAACTCAACGTAGATTAAAGATTGAATATAATTTTTGTCGTGTTATAGATGAAATTAAAAGTTATGTTAAAGATATGTTAGATGCAAGAACATCTTTTTATCATCATCAAAATCTTACAATGTCTTCTAAATTTAATATAATAGATAATAAAATATATAAAAATACGTATGATTTATATTTTTTTGAAAAAAATCCATAATAAAATTTAATTTAAAGTAATACTGTAAATATACATTATAAAAATGGTTCTCAGTTTAACAAGTCTTGCTTTCTTACTTACATATGCATCCATGCCTAGTTTTAGTAATTGGATGACACAATTTAACAAATCATATAATTCAATGAATGAATATGTACATCGTAAAAGTATTTATTCATTTAACATTCTAAAAATTGCCAAACATAATTCTGTTGAAAATTCCTGGAAAATGGATTTAAATAAATTTGCAGACATGACATCTTCTGAATTTAAATCATTTGTTGGTTATTGTTATAATAATACAAGAAATCATACTGATGTTGGAGATTACTTTGAAGGATTTGATTTTTCTGAATTACCAGTATCAGTTAATTGGACTGAAAAAGGTGCAGTCACTCCTGTTAAAAATCAAGGACAATGCAGTTCATGTTGGGCATTTTCAACAACAGGATCAGTTGAAGGTGCTCATTTTTTATCTACTTTTAAACTTGAATCTTTATCTGAACAACAATTGGTCGATTGTTCTCAGTCAAAAAATAATTATGGTTGCAATGATGGTTTTATGGACGATGGGTTTCAATATATTATTAATAATAAAGGTATTAATAGTGAAAGCAATTATCCGTATAATGCTCGTGATGGCATTTGTAATCTTAATAAAACTTTTGATGTAGTTGCTACAATATCAAAATTTAATAATGTTCAACCAAATTCAGAAATTGCATTAATGACTGCAATTGCTCATCAACCTATAAGTGTAGCGATTGAAGCGGATCAACATGTATTTCAATTTTATAGTTCTGGTGTATTAACTGGAAAATGTGGAACTAATCTAGATCATGGAGTACTTGCAGTTGGATATGGAACATTAAATAATATTGATTATTGGATTGTTAAAAATTCATGGGGTGAAGATTGGGGTATGAATGGATATGTATTACTTGGAAGAGGTCATCAATATGGTTTATCAGGACAATGCGGAATTCAAATGGATCCAACTTATCCAATTATTTAATTATAATTAATATTTTTATAAATATTAATTATATGGATAAAAATATTAATTATAATCAAGATATTAATTTATCATTAATATTAATTTGTATCATTTTATCATTTTTTATAATAATTTATAACTTACCTAACATTTTAAAATATAAAATTCCTTCTTACATCCCAAGACAATTAACTTTATATAATAAAGAATTACGTAAAAATGAACCAATTAATGATATTTCTTTTAATGGTGTCCCTGCTAAAATACATCAAATATTATATACCAAATATGTTACTAAAAAAATGTATAATACCATAATGAATAATTTAAATAATAATATAGAATTTGAATATAATTTTTATGATAATAAAACAGCTTTACAATTTATATCTGATAATTATATTGATGAAGTTACACATGCCTATAATTCATTAGATGATGGTCCTTTTAAAAATGATTTATGTAAATATTGCATATTATATATGTTAGGTGGTGTATATTTTGATACAAATTATATATTAAATATAAAATTAAGCGAATATATCAGTACACATCCTTTAGTATTTACACAGAATACATCAACAAATTTTGTTTCAACATCTGTAATTATTGCCCCACCTGGATTAAATATTTTTAGAATCGCAATAGATATATTAATTAATATAATTAATTCTAATAATATTAACAACAATAAACAATTATTATATTCACAAGAATTATTATCAACATTAATTAATGAAAATAATTATAGTCAATATATTACATTAAAATTAAATAATAATAATATTAGTGATATAGATACAAATACTATAATATTTTCACCATATTCTTATAGTAAATTAGATCGATTTTTTATATAAATATTTAGATTTAATCATGTTTAATTCATAAAATTATTATATTATCTATTTTATGAATTATAACTATTATATTATAATTATTATTAATGTCATTGTTATTTATTTATTCTCTCTTCAATATTTTAATGCTCCAATGTCATATAAATTAAATAATATATATGAAAGAACTAAAATTGTTAAGAATACAACTAGATGTCCTCATATTATTCATCAAATTGTTCCAAATATGAACGATGTGCCATCTGGATTATATCACGTTATTAAACATAATATTAGATTTAATCCTGAATTTGAATATAGAATTTATGATTATAAATCAATTGAAGAAATATTAAAAAATGAATTTGATGAAAATGTATTATCTGCATATAATTCTTCTGATTCTTATAAATTAAAATCGGATTATATTAAATTAGCATTTATTTATCGATATGGTGGTATATTTATTGATATTAAAAATATATGTGTTTATCGTCTAATTAATCTTCTTCGAATTAATAATGTATTTTATGTTCATAATTTAACTAATAATACAATTGATTTGTCTCTTTTAGCATCTCATTCAAATAACCCTGGTATTAAAAATGCATTTAATGAAGCATCTGAAAGATTATTAAGTAAATATTATGGAAATAATTACGACGAAATTACAGGTGGAAAATTATTAGGTGATAATTTATTTTATTTAGGGTATCTTGCTAAATATTCATTATTAACTATTGATAATGATAATATTGTAAAACTAAGAAATGAAAATAAAGATATATTAAAAATATATTCTTCTTTTGATAATGAAAATATTTCAAACGGATTATTACCAGATATAACAGTTGATTGGAATGAAGGTATACTATATAATATTTAAAAATTGATAAATATTAACTATATAATTAATAATAAATATTAATTATATAAAATGTCTCGTAGAGTATTAATTGATATAAAAAGTGTAACTGAAAATAAATCATTAGAACATTGGGATGGTGTTTCATCAATTTTTTATACGAGTGATGAAACAAATATTAACAAAGGACATTTTTTAATTTTAGGTGTTGAAAATTCTCCATATTTTGGTGGATTCTATTTTTTTGATCATACTTTTCCAGATAATTATCCATTTTCACCACCACAATGGAAATTCTTATCAAATGATGGAAGAACACGATTCAATCCTAATTTATATCAACCAAATTCTAATCCAACATATGATGGAAAAGTTTGTTTGTCTATTTTAAATACATGGGGTGAATCTACATGGTCACAAGTTCAGAGGTTATCATCTGTGGTTGAAACTATTCGCGCACATTTATTTCATGATAAACCATTAATTAATGAACCAGGTTATTCAGATAAAGATCCAATGAATGAAATTTATTCTAGAATGCTTTATTATCAAAATTTAAATTTTAATGTATACAGTAATATTGTCCAAACACCTAAATATGCAGAACCATATAAACAATTAATGAAAGAAAATTTTCTAAAAAATAAAGACTATTTTCAAAAATATATAGATGATAATAAACATTTACATAATAAATCAGAAAATATAAGATATGATTCTCAAATAATTACTTATAATTTTGAACAATTAGAAAAAAAGTTTAAAGAAATTATTACAATATGTGAATCATAATTATTTTATTATATATTATTATGAGTAAAAATAATGATTATGAAGGCGGATCGCCAATGGATTCATCTTCTCAATTTGAATCTGAGTTAAATTTATCTTCAGAACAATCTGGTGGTGGTATGTTTACAAATGTATTAATGTTAGGATTTATTGTATATTGTTGTTTAACAATGATAATGTCAATAATTATGATATTTATTATAAATAGCGGTAATCATTGTAAAAATAGAGGTAAAAAATAATTACTAAAATATAATCTTTTTGTATATTATATTATAGTATAGTATGAATGCTTATATGATTGGAGGTGCATGTGCTGTATTTGTTGTTTTATTAATTATAAATGGTGCATTACTTGGTGTTATTACTGAAGGTACAAATTGCTGATAATATAATTAATAATAAAATATTTAATTTTATTATTAATTTTTATCAATTCTCATTGTGAATAAAAATATTATTATAAATACTGCAACACCACCAAATACAATATATATAAAATTCCATAAATTTACTGTTATTTCCATATCACCAAAATTTACAATTTCATTTAAAAATAAATACTGAGATAACATTGAAGGTGGTTTATTTTCTACTAATTTACCACTATCATTTAAACATTTATACTTTAATGTATCTGGTGATGGATCAATATCTATACATGGATATATTGTTTTTTCATTTATTTTAGATATCCCATATTTACTTAATGTTAATCCTTGATCATTTAATGATCTCTCTATTTTTAATATATCTTTATCCAATATACCATTATTATATGCAAATGTTGTATATAAATATATTAGTTGTGCAATAAATTTAGGTGTAAATGATTTATCAAAATATAAATAACTATTATCCGCATCCGCATATATATAATTTTTTAAATTAATATCTTTATTATTTACTCTATAAAATTGGAAATCTACTAATAATTTTGATCCATTTGTTACTGAATCTATTATTGTAATTTGCCAATATCCATTATCTAATTTTTGCGCTGATATTACTTTATTAGATGCCATATATTTATAATTTAGAAATTAATTTTACTTTTTTGCCTTATCACCAACTAATAATAAAATTAATGCAACACTTATTATTATTAATAATCCATTTAAAAATGTTAATCCATACATGTAATACACATTATACTCTTTTATATCCATATTGTTACTGTTACATAATAATGTAGATCCACCTACATTTATTTCATTAGTTCCATATAATTGTCCTGATCCAGGTAATTGTCCTGATCCAGGTAATTGACCTGATCCAGGTAATTGACCTGATCCAGGTAATTGACCTGATCCAGATAATTGTCCTAATCCAGGTAATCCACTTGATAATGGAGGTGCTCCAGCTATAGGAGATTGTATTGTTGGTCCAACAATAGATGAATTACAATTAAATACATTATATGCTTTATACATTGCATTCTTTGAAAGTAATTCTACTTGTTTTGCTCTTTTACTAGAATCCTGTTCATATGCAAAACTAATACATAATGATTTTTTTATTGTATCCATTGTGGTAGATGATGTATTTAATGATGTTTTAATTTCAGAATATGGTTTTCCATTAAACATACCACTAGTTGAAGTACCTAAATTTATCTCATATAGTATATTATTAGTTACCCCACTATTTGTTATACTATAATTTAAATATACAATATCTAAATTTGGAGAAGTTCCATCTAAATATATATATTTACTATCATTTGATATATAAAAAAATCCAAGATTTGCACGATCATATTTTAAATTTGTTAGATTAATTATTCTTATTGTACTTGCAATTAGTGTTGCTGGTGTTGTTGGTGTTCCTTGTGAAAATATATCATATAAACCAGTTGATTCATTGTATGTAATATTATCATATACACTTTGCGCAAAAAATTCTCTGATTTTACTCATAAAGTAATATTATATTAATTTTCTAAATTTTATTATTCTGTTTTATTTAAATATACTTGTTCTATAGTGTTTTTCATAATAAAACGTAATACTTTAACATTTTTTGTTTGTCCTAATCTTACCGCTCGTCCTATCGCCTGTTTCTCCACATCTTTTCTATATTTATAATCATTTATTAAATGTGTATCTAATAATATTACACACGACGCCTCTATTAAATTCGTACCAGAATTTGCTCTGTCCGCTGATAATAATATTACCTTCTCTGATCCTGTTTTAAATTTTTTTAATTGTTTACTTACCACATATGCATTACCTTTCAAATTCACATAGTTTATATTATTATCTATTAATATATCATTTATTAAATCTAATGTCTGCTTTTCTGTTGCAAATATAATAATTTTACCATCATATTGTTTAATGTATTTTATTATTGCATCTATTTTAGTACCTCCATTCACTATATTTATATTCTCCTCTTCTTTTGTTTCTAATTTCTTTTTCATATCATCACCTGTTATTAAATTTAAATTTTTATCGACAATTGCATTAACTTCAGATCTTGTTAACGGATTTCTACACATTGGACATTTTATATTTTGCGTATTCTTAAACAACTCATTTACACAATTTCCACAATACATATGATTACATGTTGTAATCATAACGGAATCTAAATTACCAAAACAAATCATACACGGTTCATTCAAGTTTTCCTCTATCATTGTGTCAAAATTTTCAATCATCTTTTCTTTCGATTCAATTAATTTTAATTCTTTTTCTAATCCTCCCATTTGTTTCTCATTACTTTCTAATTTTTTTGTAATTCTATCTATTGTTTCTTGAATTGTATTTAAATCTTTTGTATATAATACATCTGTCGAATATTCTCCTAATATAATACAATAATTAATTCTAATATGCTCTGGTACTATATGTCTATCTGTATAAAACCAATCCATTAACTCTTTAATATATCCATTTGTCTTCTTCTGTATATCTATCTTTTCTAAATGCTCTTTTTTCTTACTATTATGTTGTGTTAACATTCGATTTTTTAAATCACTAACAGTGGAAAATCCATTTATAGATGTATCATGATTAGATATTTTATAATTTGTACATAATGCAATCATTCTTTTATTATCTCCTGTTGCATTATTATATAATAATTTTTCTATATTTGACATTTCTAATTCTATTATATTTTCTTCATACTCTGGTATATGAATTTCATCATTTACTTTAACTATTTCGTTATATTTGTAATATTTATTCATAAAATTCCATAAATCTTTTATATTTATACCAATTGAATATCTGTAATTTAAAGTTACTGCTTCATTAATCCAATAATTTCCATTTGATAAATACGATAATATATTTTTACAATCTAAATTCATAGTTGGTGTTGCTGATATTCCCCATTTATATAATCCAACTATCTTATTCATCATTACATTATTTCTTTTTGAATTTGCATCTGGTGAAAATATTTCATGGACTTCATCTACAATTACTCGTTTCCATAATATATCATACAAATCATATAATTCAGGGTGGACTAATCTTTTATCATTTTGTAAAAATGTTATTGGTATTATAACGATATCATAATTATTTATATTTTCTAATTTTAATTTATAATAATCTCTCACAGAATTTATAATATACGTTTTAACACTTGGAAGATATTTTTTCATTTCACTATCCCATTGTTGTAATAGTCGAACAGGTACCACTAATAAATTACATTTTGTTTTTAATCTATAATTATCGTGTAACATTTTATATTGATTATCTAATGTTTTTAATATATTATCTTTTATTATAATATCATCAAATTCAGTTTCTATGATTTTTTTCTTATAATCTAATATCATTTTACCCCTTTCATTTATAATTGTATTAATATTTGTTTCATCATCTGTTATATGTACAGTTAATGTTAATGTCTTACCTAATCCTGTATTATCACATAATAATCCTCCTTGAATTTGACAAAAATATTTTACTATTTTATTCATATCAGGATTTACTATCGTTTTTCCATGCATGTATAATATGTTTTTATTAAATATATAATAATAATCTACTTTCATCTTATTATCAATACCATTTATGATTGTAAAACTATCTTCAGTATTTATAATTTTTTCTATATTTTTACACCAATTTACATTCTCTAATTGATAATTAAACGGTTTTATCTTAAAATCTCTTGTCAATTTAAATTGACCATATTTTATATTTGTAATGTGCTTAATATTTAATTCAAAATTTGTTCTGTAATTCTGTATAATATATAAAATTGTATCTTTTAAATATAATTGATTTACATCACTAATTACAGTACTTGTAGTTAATTCATTGTATAATTCATCCATTGAATTAGTATTTAAATATAAATAGAATTGAATTATATATCTATTTGGTATATAAGGAGATTTACTTATTGTAATAAATTTTGATAAGAATTTATTATCTTTAAGGATAAAATTTAATCTTTGTGGTGTAAATAATGTATAGTTATTATTTCCTATATTTAATTTAACATTAATACCACCTGTATTATCAAATTTTTTTAATATCATTTGTGTATCATTTATATTAAATTTATATCCTGTTGTTATATTATATTCTCCAGGATTTTCAAGATTTAATGTTATTGGTAATTCAAATAATCCAGTGTAAATCATCTGATTATTAACAATATTATCATTAGTTTCTTCATCGGTATGATTACTCGTATTTGGTTTAGTTTGCAAAAACATTTTCTTAAATTACTTTTATGTATAAATTGTTCTTTATATTTCTCACATTTATTATAATAGACTTAATTTATCTCAATTTTTCAAAAAATGTTTACGAAACTGCAATGAATATTAATTATGATAATATTAAAATAATTCCTGCAATTATTTCTTGGTCACTTCTTATTATTTCTTATTATTATATCGTTCAAGAACCATTAGAAAATATTTATTTAAGAAGTATTATGCTTGCATTAGGTATTTATGGTGTATATAATGCAACTAATCTTGCAATTTTTACAAATTATACTACAGAAATTGCTATAAGAGATACAATTTGGGGTATATCATTATTTAGTATAGTTACAATTATTTTTAATTTTGTATAATATATGAATCTACCTAAAATTGGTGATATACTTGCAATACCATTCTTTTTTTTATTATGTATTTATTTTTATAAAAAAAATATTTTAACATTTGAAGAAAAAATATTATATCTATTTGCAATAGGTGGATTATTTGCAGATATATTTTTTATATTAATACTTGATTATTAATTCCAATCAAAAATTAATCGTAAAGACTTATAATATTCATTTGTTATCTTTACATTTGGTAATTTATCACTTAATTTAATAAGTAACATTTCTAAGACATCTTTATTTAAATAATATTTTTTATCTCCCCAATAATAATTTCGATGACCTTGATTTGCTTCATTGATAATATTTTTAGTAATTATTAATACTAAATTATTAATAATTTCTATTTCTTTCTCTTTTGTTATAGTTAATAATATATCTTTTGAATATGACTCATTATTTAAATCTAACATAGATGATAAATTATATGTATCTCTAATATTTTTCCATTCTGATTCATATTTATATCCAATTATTATTACTAAAATGATTATAAAGATATTCTTAAAAAATGTCATTTTGTTACCTAATCAAATTATTAAATAAAATATATTTATCAATTTTTATTTATTTTAAATATATATGGATAATTCTCATTTAATATTATTAAAGCATTATCAAAAACATCAAGGTGGTTCTAATAATTTAACCGGTGGTTCTAATAATTTAACCGGTGGTTTACCATGGTATTATTATTTATGGCCTGGTAATTGGTTTACATCAAAAAAAAAAATATCGTCTCAACCGGTTGATGAAGTTAATAATAATAATTCTTCTCAAGAATATCTCTTATTTCCTAAAAAAAAGAAAAAACATAATAAAATAAAAAATTTATTTAAATATAAAAAAAATATTGATTTACCATCATTAGTCAAGTTGGATGTAAAATTATATAATCCATTATCAAATGGCGGTTATTCAAGGAATATTATTCCTGTTATTGATAATGAGTATAATTTAGGTAATCATAATTTTAAAAATAATGATCCTGAATCAAATGTTAAAATAGATTTTACAATTATAAAATCTATGGATAAAATATTATTTGGTGCAGGCACTTTTACTGCTGTATATAAAATAAAAGATAATAATAATACAATTAATGATCCAAATGTAAAAGATAATATTTATATATTAAGAATTGTAAAAAAAGATAATTATAATATACATATGTATGATGATCCTAAAATTCATAAAGAATATAAATTATTTAATAAATATTTACCCAGAATTTATTATTATGGTAATTTTATTACTTCAAAAAATTTTACATTCAATTACACAATAACTAAACTATACAATGATTTTCCAGTTATAAATAATAGAGTAATAATTCCAAAAACATTATCAAATATAGATAAATTTGAATTTTTGTATAATAATATTGTAATGTTAAATGATTTAAGTAAATATAATTATACACATTTTGATTATAAAATAGAAAATGTAGGGTTTGAAATAGAAAATAATAAAATAAGTGTAATTTTAATTGATTATGATAAAAGTACTTTACAAGAATTATCTGAAGATAATCCTAATTTTGAATTTGATAATAATAATAATGTTACTGCTCTACTTAATACGGGTGTAACACATTTTCCAGAATGGTTATCAAATAGAGATAACCCTGAGCCATTTTATTTTAATTATAAATTACCAATTTATAAATTTCATAAATTTGCCGTTGTTGGATTATTCTATCTTATATTAGATTTAGATATTCAATTTAAAATAGAAAAATTACAATTATATAATTTACCTAGTTATGATATTTTACTAGATCAATATAAATTTGAAGATAATATTTTATTAAATAATTTATCTAATACGGATGCATTCCATTTATATAATTCAAATTATGATGTAATACCTACATATGATTTGTTACTTGAAATATTATCTCCTATAATTAATAATAAAGAAATGTATTTATTATAATAAATATAATTTTAATTATATTTATTATTCTTCAAACCAAGATTGATCAATATTAATATTCTCTTTTAGTTTCTTAACAATCTTATCATTTAATTTTTTTCCACTCGCACTTGTACTATTTCTAAATTCATATAATTCATCCCATTTATTATTGTCACATAAATAATAATTTTTTGCATTATCTTTTGTAATTGTTAATCCATACTGAGATTCAATAATTTTACTAATGAATTTAATCTTATCTTTACATTCCATTTCTGATAATTTCTTTTTCGGAAATGCAAGATTAAATTTATGTATAAAATATTCTAATTTATTATCAATATCTTTTACTAGATCACTATCTTCTAATATATCTTCAATTGTATTTCCTGCTAATCTAATCTCCAAATCTGTTAGATTAAATCCTAGTGAATTAATTATCTGAACTGCCCACTTATGTTTGGTATACGAATTCTTAATCGTTAAATCAGAATATGCATTATTTAAATACGTGTTATTTACACGATCTTCACGTAAATCTTCTAATCTTTTTTCTACTGTATTTTGTTCATCAGGTAGTATAACACTTAAATTATGATAATATTTCATCACTGTTATATCCTTGTATTTTACTAATAATTCTTTGTTAAAAGCATCAAGAACATAACATTTCTTAAAATTTCTTTTCTGTAATTTATATATATCATCTTGTGATAAATCTTCTTTTCGTTTATTCATTAACTCTTTGAATTGATCATCTGTTATATCTGATGCACCAAATATACCATCAACATCTTTATTTAATTCTTCCTCTTTTCTTAATTCACGAATTTCTTTGATTTCATTCTTAATCATTTCACCATCTTCCCATTCGTGTTTCATTAATTTATACCCTTTCATTTTAAAATATCCAAATAATTGATTTGCAAAATTTAATCTGTCTAAGATTAATTCTTGAGAATTCTTCAAATATACCATATAGATCGCTTCTTCCTTGTAAGGATAGACAAACTTCTTTTCTGTTACATATTCATTCTTATCTTCTTCTTTGTCATTATCCTCTAAAATTAATATATTACCACCTGATCCATCCATTAATTTTAATAAACTATCTTTCTTGGTATTTGGTTTATATTTCTTTGGTATCATGTTATTATGCAATCCAAAATGCGTTAAATAATAATCATAACATATAATCTCTTCTATCTTGTTTAATTCTATATTGTGTCTTATCGTATCATATTCACTAAATTTATCTAATGTCATATATATCGATAATTCTTTCGGTTTACGTACACGATGCAACATTTGACAAAATTCTTGACTTCCCAATGAATTCTCACATCCATATGCAAAAATATGATCAAAATATTCATCATCAAATGATATTCCCATACATACTGATGGAGTATAAATAACCACATTATATTTATTCCATTTCGTATTTACATTAATTACTTGATCTAATTTATCATTATCGGATGTCTCTCGATGAATTAATAATACTTTCATATTTGGATGATGCGCTTCTATTAACAACTTTAAATCTTTCGCCTGATTATTCGATGCTGTTGGAATGACTATTTTCTTCTTATTATCTAGTTTATCCATCAATGCTTTTAACCATGTTGAATACGCCATATACTGAATCACATAATCACTATAGGGTTGAAATTTATTTAATACTATTGTCATATCTTTCTTATCTACTTCCATAATATTTTTATAATATGTTATACTACGATCACATAGATCCGCATCCATAATAATTACTTTCTCTGCTTCCATGATTTTTGTTTCAAAGTTACTAACGATTAATGATGACTTGTTATTTTTTGTAAAATGAGAAGATGTTAAATATCTCATTAGACTCTCACATTCATCGATAATTACATACTTAAATTTCTCATTGGTTAACCGTAAGATAGAATCTATTTGACAAATCATTTTATTATGATCTATATAATATTCTTTGCACTCCGAGTATAATTTAAATCCATGTTTTTCTATATCACCCAATAATTTAATTCCAAATGTTCTTCTGCTACTAAGAAACAATACACTGTCATCTTTTGTTAAATTATTTTTAGACGTTTGATTGAATAAATAATTAAACAATGAAGTTGTTTTTCCTGTACCCTTTTCACTTTGAATACCAATTAATTTACTTGACCATGAATTTTCGATTTCTTCCATCGGAAAATATCTATCATTAATTTCCTTATACTCATAATTAATTTCTAATTTTCTTTCAGGAAATTCACTAATAATCACATCTAATCCTTTGTTATTTGTAAATGAGATTTTCTCCTCTTTACACCATAAAAATAAACTACCCAAACCTATTTTATTCTTTCGCGTATTCTTGAAATTTTTCCAGTATTTTTTAATATCTGCATCTCCCTTATACTTTGTCAATGATCTCATACTGAATTTCTTAAACATATCTAATAATTTATTTTGATCAGCATTTAAATTTCTTAATATCATTCCAATCTTAGACCAAAAATAATAATCATCAAAATACTTATTTGGTAATAACATTAAAATATTTTCTATATTCGTTAGTTCAACATTTGTTAATTCTTTTGTTTGTATATCTGATGATTTCTCTACAACAGAGATAGTATCTTCATCTTTCTCATAATATGAAATATCATAATCTTTTGTATTTGTTAATAATGTATTTTTCCAAAATTCTTTTAATGAATCATAATTATTTTCATTATCTGTTTTCTTATTTCCAATATCTAATATGATTGGCACCATTGTTTGGTCTTTGTTTAACTTTGTAGAAAAACATGTTCTAAAACATGTCTTTCTATAAATACTCTTATCACATCCTTCAAGATCTATTCCCTCTAAATTATCATAAAATTTTCCTGATGTATTACAATTTTCCATAACCAATCCTTTAAAAATAACATGAAACGAATATTTTGTAATTTCTTCTTTTTTTGTATTTCCTTGATTTTCATTTTCTAATACAATTACATCATCTACATTTAATTTAAAATCATCCTGATTTACTGCAAGTAAAATCCCAGTTATAATTTGTTTTATATGTAATATTACATCTTTGTATGAAATATTTTCAGATGGATAATCGATATCTAATCCAAAATGAATTGGTTTATCTTCCCAGGATTCATATAAACTATTTTTTCCTGCTTTTATTAAATCCCATGTTTCATCTAAAGTACCTATAATAAATTTTTTTGATCCCTCTTTTCCATATTTATTATCTAATTGAAATAAATATGTATCTTCTGTTTTTTTCCAGGTATCAATTGCATCTGATTTTTTGTTAAAATATAATAGTTTACTCATTTTTCATACTATTTATAAGTTTACGTTTTTAAATATAAGAATTTTCAATATTTATTCATAATTGAAAATTATAAATAAAGATATAACTACACTTAAACCAAAGGATATAAATGCAAGGTAAAACACAAAAACAACATGATAATAACCTTCCATGGGTTGAAAAATATAGACCAAAAAATATAAATGATGTTTTACACCCTCCTATTACAAAATTTATTAATGATTTAATGACTAACGATTTCTTACCTCATATGATTTTTTATGGTGTTGCTGGTACTGGTAAAACATCTACTATCTTTGCTATTGCTAATGAATATTTTCAAGGTGAAGCGAGTAAATATGTTTTAGAATTAAATGCATCAGATGATCGTGGTATATCAGTTGTACGATCTCAAATTAAAGAATTTTGTCAATTACAAATTATTAAAAAACCAGGAATTAATATTAAATATAAATTAGTTATCTTAGATGAAGCGGATGCATTAACTGATGATGCTCAAGGTGCATTAAGAAGAATAATAGAAACATATACTTTTAATACTAGATTTTGTTTGATCTGTAATTATTTATCTAAATTAATAGATGCTATTTTATCAAGAAGTCTTGTTATTATTTTTCCTAAAATTTCAAATAAAATTATGAAGGATGCGTTAACTAAAATATCTAAAAAAGAAAATATCAAATTATCACCAGAACAGATACGAAATATTATATTTTCATCCAATGGTGATTTACGTAAAGGTATTAATCTTTTACAAAACATGAGTTTATCTGATAACTATTCATCTATTGAATTACAATTATCATCAATTACTGAAATTTTTGAATATATTAAAAAGAATACAATGATAGACTCTTATAATAAAATAATTAAAATTAGAAATATTGAAAATTTCTCAATATCTGATTTTCTAAATAAATTATTAAGTTATATTTTAGAAAATTATATTGATGTTCCTAATATTAATAAATGTATTATTAAACTTGCACAGATTGAAAAAAATGTATTAATTGGATCAATTGAAAAAATACATATATGTGCGATAATTGCAATCTTAAAAGAATTTTTTTAAATTATTTGCTAACCAAATCTTTAAATTGAATAATTGTTGTTTCAGGCATATTTTGTTGTTTCATATATTCAATTACTTCATCTTGTTTTAATTTAAAATGTGTTTTAATTACATTTTCAAATCCCTCTTCTGGATATCTTAGTTGATTTATTATTGCATATTTTATTGTTCCAATTTGTAATTCTTTATTATATTCAATAGATCGTGGACACTTATCTGCATTACTTATACCACTTTCTCTTCCTGGTTCATTATACCATGGGAATTCTGTAAAAATCATTGAATAAATACTTAACATTAATTGAGAAAATGTTGATCCAGGATTTGATGCAGATGGAGGTATCCATTTTTCAGATGCTGATTGTCCACTCCATGTACCTAACAGAGATAGACATACTTTACCATCTGAATATAAATTAGGGTTAAATCTAAAATTATTCTTTTTAGATGTAGCATGAAGTACTTTTGGCGGTTCATTTGGAAAATCAGGTGATAAATATACATCAAATACAAAACAACCATATTTATAAGGTGTATCTTCATTTGGAATAATTAAAAATTTAAAGACTGATAATGCATCACAATCTTGTCTAAAAAATATTCCACTTCCATCAGTTAATGGTAATGCAGAAGATCCTGATAATTGTTTATATTGTTTTGCAATATAATTGACAGTATTAGATCTATTAAATGATGAAAGATTTTTCATTTCATTTACAAATGCATGACGATTTTTTTCATGATAAGGAAATGAATCAAACTGATATTCTTTCATAACTGATACATAATTAAGTATTTTACTTTCTGTCATAACAACATCATCTTCTTTTTTTACTAATTTAATTATTGTTTTAATTTCAGTAATTTCTTTTGTATCTGGTAGGTCTATAAACATTTCTAAAAATGGAATTTTTATTTTTAGATTTAAATAGTTAATAATTATTAATATATTTTTAATTGAAGAATAATACTTTTCTTCAGTAATCTCATATTTTTCTAGTAAATCTATCCAAAATTGATATAGATTAAATCGTGTATGAATATCAAATAAATCTTTATTAGATCTATTTCTTTCAATAAATACACATAAATCATTTAATAAATTATCATTTGTATGTTTAATTCTTGTTAAGTTATTTAAATATGCATTTACATCCCATGTTCCAGTACTACCACCATATCCAATACCTGATAGTTTTTTTGTTTTATTTTCTTTATTAGAATTTTCATCATATGTAATACCTTTCATTTTAAAATTATTATTTTTTAACAATTGAATCATTAAATTTGTAATTTCACTATTTAATTTATAATCAATATTATAATCATTAATTTTATTTTTTAAATATTCTATAACATATTCAATATTTCTAATTTTATTCGTTGTTCTAATATTTAATTCTGGGGAATTAATTAATTCATACATAAATATTGGATCAATTGATGGTAAAATCATAATATCAGGTGGTACTAATGGATAATAATTTTTATCTAAAATTAATTTTAATGATAATTCAGGATGTTTCTCAGAAAAATTAGATATTTTAATATTGTAAACGTCTTCAACAATAATATTTTTCTCAAAAAAAATATTATTTTTTTCATCTATCTTTTGTAATTCTTTAATAATTGATGATCCTACTTCCTCTGGTGTAAATAACGAATCTGTTTTCTTATGACTTTCTATAATTGTACTTAACAAAAAAGATACATCTACATTACTTTTCTTTTTTGTTATAGTTTCATTTACTAAAGCATAATGAATAAATCCTTCCATTTTTCTATTATAATATTTAATTAATTATTACGTAATATTTTTTCTTATCAATTTTTATAGAGAAACATGGATCCTGCTTTTTGGGGAAGATCTACTTGGACTTATCTTCATACTTTAACCTTTAATTATCCAGAGAATCCAACTGATAATGATAAGTTAAAATACTATAATTACTTTAAACAATTACCCGAATTTTTACCTTGTCCCTCTTGTGCATCATCATTTAAAATTTATTTTGATTATATTCCGATTACTGCTTACTTAGATGATATTTATGGTATTACTTTCTGGTTATATACCATTCATTTTATTGTTAACTCTAAATTAAAAAAGAAAAATACAGATTTTCTTGACGTTATTAAATTGTATTTACCAAATAAAACATCTTGCTCTACTCAAATTATTAATTTATCTGGTAAATGTACTAAACCATCTACTTCTTTACCTAATAAATTTACTGATTTTCAAAATATATCTCAGAAATATCTTGAACGTACTAAACAATACGTTAATTTATTACAAAAAGATCACCCAACTTTAATTTAAATTATTAATAATTAATAATTTAAATTATATTTTAAGCACTGCGTCCAGTACCACGAGATGCGCCTCCACGAGCACCACCACGTCCCCCACGGGCACCACCACGACCACCAGATGATTGTTGTCCACCTTCTACACGACGACCACCAGACTGTTGTGCAGATTGTTGAGCAGGTTGTTGAGTGTATTGACCACGTACAGTGCTTTGGCGAGCACTACGGGATTGCTGTACTTGCCATTCACCACTTTGATCACCACCCTCACGTCCTTGGTAGTTGCGGTTTTGTACACGAGGTACATTGAGAGGAGAGAAACGATAAAAGTTAATATCACCAGTACTGTTCTTGAGTTTGTTGTAATCTTCAAGTCTGTCTACTACCAATTTACCAGTGTGATTGTTTTCATCTACACGTGAATAAAGAATATTTACATTTTCGGCAAGTTCAGTTGCCACTGTATTTAATTCATCTTGAGTTAATGTATCCTTAAAACGGACAAAGGTTGAATATGAACATTGCTTGTATTTAGTTTCAGAATCATCAAATAATTTGCGTACAGATGCAATATCTTCCATAGATGCAACTTCTACATAATGTACGTTTTCATGTTGGGTAACAACAACATTTAGTTTTTCTACGTTACCCTTAATTTCATCCGTTAAATTTAGTACTCTAAATGTTCTAGAATTGTCACTTGTTTGTGTCTGGCTCATTTTGTTAATACTTTATTAATATATTTGTCTTTAAGCAATTCTTTTTTGTGAGATTCATAATATTCATTTTTTAATTCACTTATTTTATTATCAGGTATTAAATCTGTTTTACCATTTATTTCAATATAAAATTTTTTAATTATTATTCCATTTTCATTTCTTTTTTCATATAATAAAAATCGATTATTATCTATTTTATACCTCTTTATTTCACCATTATTTTCTGTTGATGTTGTTAATGAATTTATTTTATTTCGTTCATCAAAATCATATCCGAAAAATGATATATTAAATATTGAGTATTTACTATATTTTTCTAATAATTCATCAAATTTTCTTCTGCTATGATAATCATTTAATATATTATATGCATCAATAATTATCTCATTTAAACTATTTGTATTTTTTAATACTAAATATCGATCGTTTATTTCCTGATTAGTTGATAATTTATTTACTCCTAATATTTTATAATAATTTTTCATAATTCTAAAATAGATAATTTATTATATATAAAGATTTTTAATTTCTTTATATATAATATATGTCAACACCAACAATACCTAGTAGAACAAGACAACCTATGTGTGCTGGAGGTAAAATACAATTACCGGCAATTAATGGTCGTGAAACTACTAGCGTATCAAAAGATGCTACTGGATTAATAAAAAATGAAAGTAATCAAAAACAATTCTCAATAAATGGTAATATTTTAAGAAATGATTTGTGTTATAATAGATGCCCTAATGGAGAAGCACCTCAAATTGATGAAACACATGGACAATATTTTTGTCTTGTACCTGCATTAGTTACTTATTCAATAATCCAAGGTGATTCTCTACAAAAAACTCAAGATAAGATTGATTTTGCAACACCGTATACTGTATCATGTCAATCTACTGATTTATTAGACATGTCAACACAACAATCAGGTAACACGGGTAATGTAATGTTTGGAACACCTGTATTAATAAAGAGCGGACTTTATGAAAGTCCTGTATCACCATATAGTGTACGAGCTTCAGATTTTACTCCAAGTGGAGATAATAAATGGTTTTGTAAAAGACCAATGTATGGTGCACCTCCGCTTGGTGCTCTTCAATCACCATATGAAGTAATTACCGATGCAATTAGTGAAGCAAGTAATGACATATCAAACTGTAAGACTTCTATAGATAATGCCACCGTATCTTCTGGTCCATCTGCCTCCAATCAAAAAAGTAATTGTAACAAAATTGGTGTTATGGCAGAAGCTGCATTAGCAATATCAGGTGGTCTACCAATAAGTATGAATACTAATAATGAAATGACAGTGCCAGAGGGAACTTCTCAATCATTAAATCTTGTAGCTACACCTAATAATAATGGTATTGCAATTGTGGGTACAAATAGTTTTACTGATCCAAATAGCGGGGCAACTAGTATGCCTGCAGGTATTGGTGGTGGCGTTGGTGGTAGTGGAACACTAGCGCGTGGTGCTGGTGCTGCTGCTGCTGCTGCTGGCGGTACCGCACTAGGTACAGGCACCTCTCGATGAGGTGCTGCATCTGTTTAATAATAACAAAATTTAACCCAGTTATAATTCAATTGAAATAAATTTTTAATTATTATAAAAATTTATTTTAATACTTGTAATATCATTTTATAAATAGTATATATACAATCCTTATCATTCTTAATAGTTTTATTTACAAAATTGTAATTTATTTTTTCATAATCATCTATATTACTAATAGATAATCCAATGTCTTCATCTCTTTTACTTATCATTATTTCATAATTTGTATTATTATGTTTAAATAAAATTTTTATACCATATGTTCCTTCTAATTTTATTCGTTCAATATATTTAATAATATATATATCATATATCATATTCATTATTTTATCCTCATAAAATAATACATCTTTCCATTCTACATCATATCCACCTTTTTTATAAATACTCTGATATTTACTCATATTATCTAATCCTCTAATATATTAAAAAATCTTTATATAACATCTTTGTTATCTAATTTCTCATATATTATATTTTTAGTATTCATCATATTTATAATTTTATGGATATCATTTTTATCTTTTAATTCTATTCCTAACACTACTGGTCCTGTTTCTTTATTTATAATTTTTTCATACTTAAAATAGATTATATCATCATTTTTACCCAATACATTTAAGACAAAATCTTTTAATGCACCCGCTTTTTGCGGAAATTGTATACGAAAATAATGCTTTAATCCTTCATAGATTAATGATCTTTCTAATATTTCTGTCATTCTAAATACATCAGAATTTCCTCCACTTATAATACATACTACATTCTTATTCTTAATTTCTGTTCCCAACATATCTAACGCACATAATGATAACACTCCTGCTGGTTCAAAAATAAAAGATTGTTGATTATACATCTCTAATATTTTACTACATACATGTCCCTCATCTATTAATATAATATCATCTATTGTTTCTTTACATATATTAAAATTTAAATTACCAACTTGTTTTACCGCCGCTCCATCTACAAAATTATTGATTTTATCTAAGGTAACTATTTTATCTTCTTTTATCGATTCATACATTGATGCTGCACCCATTGGTTCTACACCTATTATTTTAATATTTGGTTTAATCTGTTTTACGATCGATGATACTCCACTTGCAAGTCCTCCACCACCTATCGGTAATATAATATAATCTATTTTATCTAATTGATTTAATAATTCTAATCCAACTGTACCCTGACCTTCTATTACTTTTTCATCATCAAATGGATGTACATATATACTCTTATTTGAATCCATAAACTCTTTTGCATATTTACTTGTCTCATCAAAATTATTACCTTCTAAATGTATCTTTACATATTGACCACCTAGTTTTCTTACTCGATCAATTTTTTGATTTGTTGTAATTTTAGGCATAAATATATTACTTTGTATACGTAAATATGCACTAGAAAATGCTACACCTTGAGCATGATTTCCCGCACTCGCACATGTTATTTTATTATTTCTTTCTAAACTTGATATTTTATTATATGCTCCTCTAATTTTATACGATCGTACTGGTGTTAAATCTTCACGTTTTAAATATATATTACTATTATATTTATATGATAGATCTTGAATAGGATGTAATTTAGTATAATACATAATTTTTAATATTTTTTCATGCGCTTTCATTATATTTTTAACACTTGGAAAATATGTCATTTTTACTATAACACTACTATTATTTAGTTTTTATAGTATTTTAGAAATTATATATCAATTTTATAAATTAACTATCTTTTTTTTCATTATATTCTTTACGAATAATATATTCTAATGGAATATCATGTTTTTTTAATATGTTTTCATAAAATTGTTCCGCTTCATTTCTAGTATCAAAGTATGTATTGGGTTCATTAAAAATATGTGACTGCCACAACCATTTTCTACTCTGTGGAATATGTGTTATTGTTAAATATTTTGACATACCTTGTTCCCAATTTCTTGATATTTTTTTAGCATGAATTAATCTCCTAATATATTCATCTCGAATTATTTCTTCTCTATTTCTTTTTTTTGTAATTGGTTTAATAATATTAGTCTCTGCACCTTGTTCTTCATAAGATTTATTTAAGACTATTTTTTCTAATTTAGTTAATCTAGAAACTAATTCAGTATAATTTGTTTCTAGATTTTGAATATCTTTTTTATATTTATTAATTATTTTATCATTATTAGATGTAATTAATGATAACTCACTTAAAATATTTAAACCACTAAAATCCATATTTTATAAATTAAGTAATTCTCTTATTTAATTTATTTATCAATTTTTTTAAAATATATTTAATATATGGAAAAAGATATAATTACTAATACTAAAGAAGATATAATTACTAATACTAAAGAAGATAATAATCTAAAAATTAATATTTCTTCAACAAAATCATCAGATACTGAAGAGATTGAAACTAAAATAAAATATCAAAAATATACAATACTTAATTATTTTTTATATTGTATGTGTTTTTATTGAAGAGATAAAAATAAAAATATATCATATATTATTATAAATATTATATGATTAATAATAAACCTTGGATGTATGGACCATACAATATTAAATATCAACCGTGTCCAATTTTGTATTCACAAGAATGTAATAAAAAAAAATCTTCTCAGAAAATAAATCTTACTACAAATTTAAATTCTAAACCACCATTAGTTAATAAAAAAAAATCATGGCGTGAAGCGTCAGTTAAATCTCATAAATTATTTATATATGATACTAAAGATTTAACAATTATCTAAAAGTCATTGCATGTTTTGATATATTAAATTGTATCTTTTTTTTATTAATTCTATTATATCTTTTACACCAATCTAAAAATGATTTAAATTTATGATCTAATACTTTTAATTTTAATATATCATCATTATTATTTAATATATATTGATTAATTAATACTATATCTTCTTCATTAGTATTACTTTCTATATCATAATTAAAACAATAATCATATAATACTAATTTTTTGAATAATTGTATTTTAAATTCAATTGAATATATATCAATTTTATTTTTATTTAATACAGAGTATTTATTATAATGATTAATATACTCATTAATTAATATTTCATTTTCATATAAAATAATATTTAATGATATATTTTTAATATTTTTATTTATTATATTTTCACTTATTCTATATATTAATTCATTCATTTTTAATATATATAATATCGTTTGTTTATTTAAATTATTTTTTAGAAAATTGATTAATATTAATATTAACAATATAGTATTAATATTAATATAAAATGTATCAAAATATACAAAAATTAAAAAAAAATCCAAATACCGCTAATATTGGTAAAAGATGGTCCGAAGAAGAAACATTAGAATTATTAAATGAAAGAAAAAATAATTTTACTTTTGAAGAAATTGCATCGTTACATAAAAGAACTCCTGGTAGTATTATGAGTAAATTACTACATATTGCATTTAAATATATAACTGTTGATAATCAAGATATTAATGAAATATCATCTTTGTTAAAAATTTCTGTTGAAGATATTCATGAATATATTAATAAACAAGAAAAGAATATTACTAAAACAAAAAAATCAAAAGAAATATATTATGTTGTTTGCAAAGGTGTTGTACCTGGTATTTATACTTCTTGGGATGAATGTCTTGCACAAGTAAATAAATTTGAAGAAAATCATTTTAAAAAATTTGATAATATAGAAGATGCGGAAGAATATTATAAAAATTATCATTCGAATAAATCATTATCTGAAACAATAGAAGATGTTGTTTCAAACAAAGTAAAAAATGTTATTAAAGAACAAATTAATGATCTTAGTATTTTTGATATGCTAGATATTGCAAAATCAAATATTAATGTAGAAAAAAAAGAAATTAAATTAAATTTTGAACAAGAAAATGCATTAAAAAGTTTTAAATCAGGTAAAAATATATTTTTAACTGGTCCTGCTGGTACTGGTAAATCTGTAACACTTTCTAAAATTAAAGAACACTGTGAATCGAATAGTTCATTATTTGGTATTACTGCATCTACTGGTACCGCTGCATTTTTAATTGGTGGAAAAACTATTCACTCTTTTTTAGGTATTGGTCTTGCAAAAGAAAGTGCTCAACAAATTTTTGAATATGTTCGTTATAAATTATCTCATACTGCTAAAAAATTACGTGAATTACAGGTATTAATTATTGATGAAATATCAATGTTAGATGCGGATCTATTAGATAAAATTTCTGATTATTTATGTCTTATGCGTAAAAATACTAAACCATTTGGTGGTTTACAAATCGTTTTAACGGGTGATTTTTGTCAATTAGAACCCGTTAGTGGTGATTACTGTTTTAAATCAAAAGTTTGGTCAGAATTAAAACTAAAAATTGTATATCTTCATAAACTTATTCGTCAAGATGGAGATCTTAAATTTCAAAATATACTCTCAAAATTAAGATATGGTAAATGTTCTCAAAAAACTTTTAATATTTTATCATCTTTATCCAACACTGAATTTGGCGAAATAAAACCAACAATATTATATCCTCGAAACTTTGATGTTGATAAAATTAATAAATTAGAATCTGAAAAACTAATTGCATCTGGTGCTAAAAAAATTATATACGAATTAGAATATCCAAAACAATCTAAAAATAAAGAAAAGACATTAAGATGGTTAAAATCGCTTGATCTTCCTGATTCTATTCAATTATGTGTTGGTGATCAAGTTGTTGTTACTGCTAATATTGATCAAGATGCTGGAATTGTAAATGGTACTCGTGGAATTATAACTAATGTTAAATCTCGAAGTGTATTTATTAAAAGAAAGAATGGTATTGAAATAGAAATTAAATTTCATAAATCTGTTTCTGCTGAAGATAAAGATATATATGTCTCTTACATACCATTAAAACATGCATATGCATTATCAATTCATCGATCGCAGGGTATGACATTAGATGCAGTTGAAGTTGATATTGGAACTAAAATCTTTGCGGCAGGTCAAGCATATACTGCATTATCTCGTGCTCAAAGTTTAGATAGTATTAAAGTAAAAAATATTAGTAAAAATAGTTTTATTGTAAATGAAAGTGTTATTGAATTTTACAAAAAAATAGAAGAAGATGTTAAAATTAAAAATGAAAAATATATAACAAAAAAATTAAATATAATTATTCATAACATTGCAAATCATATTAATCTTGATAATTCAGTTGATTTTTTATGGGAATTTATTCCAGAAGAAGAAGAAGAATTATTAACATTTTTTAATGGATATAATTTATCTAAAATTGATTTGGAATTTAATGATTATTCTAAATTAGAACTTAATAATGATTTATTTCCAAATAATTTAATTAAATATGTTTTTAAAATCAAAGATTTTATGATTGATAATATTGATACTGTCAATGATAAATTATTAGAATATAATATTATTGAAAAAAATTAAATTATAAAATATATGGAAGAATATGCTAAATTTCAAACTGGAAAAAAAGGATTTACTAATGTTGATTCAATTCATTTAAGTATTATAATAATTATGTTAGTTGTTTATATAGTATTAATTATTAAAGAATCATCAGAGTATAATATTAGTAATTCATCTGAAGATAATAATAATAATAGAGATTCATCTGAGAATAATCCTAATAATACAAATTTTGTTTCTATGTATGATAATGCTATAAGTGTATTAGGGTTTATTTTAGGTTTATTTACATCATCATTTATAACACGATATTTATTTCGTGAATATAATAAAAATATTGCAGTAATTACTATCACTTTTATTATTTCACTTGTCGCATTAATTGCATATTATATTTTATCAAATTATCAAAAAAAACAAATTTCTATTCCATTAATTAAATATAATCAAATTATTTATCCTTTATTAGGTGGATTATTTTTAGTTGCTGAAGATTCTATTAACCATTTTTTTAATTATTTTGGTGGTCATAAAGAAAATTATTCTGGTGGATTTAATTTGGATAAATTTGCTGGTTCTTTAAATGAAGTAAGAAATGCATTAGCAAAAAATAATATTTTATCTGATACTTCTACTGATTATATAGGTGGATCAACTAGTATTTTTACTTCTACTGATTCATCATAAGTATAGTGATTAATTTATTTATTTATTTTTAATCCTTGTGCAAATCCAAATAAAACTAATGCAAATAGTGCAAATCCTATTCCCAACATTTCTATATGTGATATACTTTCTTTATAATAATATAATCCTATAAATGTTATAATTATATTACTACATAAATTCCATGATAAATTCAATGTGCTCATTGGTGTAAATTTAATTCCATTATAAAATATAATCATTTGAATTCCGTATAAAAAAAATGCAATTACTATCCAATTATTTGCTAAATTTCCTATTACAATTTCTTTTGTAATCCCCATTGATAATAAATCAATTATTGACATTATTAATCCTACGATATTACTACTTTCAAATATATTCATATATTATAAAATGAATATATTTTAATTTTCAGTTAAATATTTACTTAAATCTTCTGATCCATTCATATTCTTTCCACCTTTGCTTTTTTTAACTATTTTTTTATTTTTATTTTTTTTTTCATCAATAATTTTTTCATCATCATTTTCTATTAATTCTATTTTAGTTTCGTCATTCGTTTCAGTAATTGGTGCTTCTACAGGTGCTTCTACAGGTACTTCTACTGGTGCTTCTACAGGTACTTCTACAGGTGCTTCTACAGGTACTTCTACTGGTGCTTCTACGGGTGCTTCTACGGGTGCTTCTACAGGTGCTTCTACAGGTACTTCTACTGGTGCTTCTACGGGTGCTTCTACGGGTACTTCTACGGGTGCTTCTACTGGTACTTCTACAGGTGCTTCTACGGGTGCTTCTACAGGTACTTCTACTGATACTACGGGTGCTTCTACTGGTACTTCAGGTACTTTTACAACTGTATCTCCAAGTAGTTCTACTGGTGCAACTGGTATTTCTACTGGTATTTCTGTTCGTTTAATCACACGTCCGTTAATTCTTCTGATTACGGATTTAGTTATTGGTAATTCAACAGGTATAACTGGAGATTCAATAATTGTAACATTATTTGTTTCTACAGATTCTTCAGGTAAAGATTTTTCTAATTTTGATTCTTCACGTCTATTCTGTATTCTTTTTAATAAAGTTCTTGATATCATTTATATATAATATATATAATAAAAAAAATAAATAAAATAAACATACTTATTCTACTATCAATATTTTTAATATAAAATAATATCTTATGAAAAAATGTGTTATTTTGAAAATAATTATATATTCTTATTTTGATATATTCTATATATGATTTTTGATTAATTTTTTTATATAATAATATAATTATTTCATTATTTTTTTTTAATTTAGATTCATATTTATCAAATTTTTCTTCTAATCTAGTTATTTTATTACTTCTATTTTTTATTATTTTAATATGTTCATTATAGTTATTTTCTAGTTCATTTACTCTATCATCTAAATCATTAATTTTTTTAACTATATTTTTCATATTTGAATCTATTTTTCTACACCATGATTTATATAATTTTTCATAAAAATAAATTTTATTATCTAATATAATTAGATTTTCTTCCATAGTATTTTATATAAAAAAAATATTATATTTTAGCACTATATATTAGAAATTTTTGAAGTTGTAGTTCCATTTGATTTTTCTTCATTGTCTTTCTATGATTATCTATTTCTTGTTTTAATGTTTGTGAAATAATAAATCCAGATGACACTTGCTCTTCTACTAATGTATATAATATATTTCTAAAATCAGGTGATATTATTATTCTAGGAGCAATAAAATTTATATGATCTTGAAAACTAACTAATAGTTTCATAATAATTTTAGAATCAAATGGAATAGTATCATTTTTTGTTGATTCTGATAGTGCAAGAATACTAGGATATATTGATAAAATATCTGGGTGTGTAAACTCTAAAACAGAAAGTTGAGACATTCTTAATATCTACCGTCAAAATCTAAAATTAAGAAACTAAATGATTAATTTAATATGAAAACACAAATATAAATTGATAATAAAATTTAAAAGTTTTTAAATTTACTATTTGATCGTATAAATTTATAAAGTAATATATAATATATGTTTTTCAACTTTTATTATCTTCATAACCAATTCGAGTAATATATATTGGATCTATATTATATTTTTCAATTAGTGTTTCAAAATATTTTTCTGCATCTTCTTTTAATTTAAAATTTATATGATTTTCATCAAATATACTTGATTCCCATCTCCATCTATCATTAACTAGTGTAATAGATATATATTTTGACATACCATCTGACCATGGTTTAGATCTTTTTTTTGTTAAAATTAAACGTTCAATATAATCATTAGTTACATCATCAAAATTTCTTTTTTTTGGTATCTCTTGAGTAATAACTTCTTTAGATTTTATTATTTGTGTTTCTGGTTCTTTCTGTTCTTGAATAATATTTTGTAATTCTATTATTTGTTTTTCTGGTTCTTTCTGTTCTTGAATAATCTTTTTTAATTCTATTATTTGTTTTTCTTGTTCTTTCTGTTCTTGAATAATCTTTTTTAATTCTATTATTTGTTTTTCTTGTTCTTTCTGTTCTTGAATAATCTTTTTTAATTCTATTATTTGTTTTTCTTGTTCTTTCTGTTTTTGAATAATTTCTTGTAATTCTATTATTTGTTTTTCTTGTTCTTTCTGTTTTTGAATAATTTCTTGAATTTTTATATTTTGAATTGTATTCTCTGTATTTTTTCTAATAAATTTTTGTAAATTATCATTTTCAAAAGTATTTATTTTCTTATAAATACTTTCACAATATTGACTATGTCTATTTAATCTTTCTTCATGTAATTTTAATCTATCTTCATGTAATTTTGCATGTTCTATTAATGTAATTACATTCATTGATGTAATTTGATGATTTATTTTAGTTTCTTCTTTATATTTTTCTAATTCATCTATTTTTTCTTTATTTTTTTCTAATTCATTTATTTTCTCTTTTAATTGATGATTATCGTCACTAGGTCGATAGACGGGTATCTCATCAAAATTAAAATCAAATGAAAAATCCATTTTATTTATAATTAAACTTGATTATAAATAAATTATTCAATTTTTATTTTGACGGTAGGAAGAATAAAAATTGGAAATTTTTATTTTGACCCTAGGAAGAATAAAAATTGGAAATTTTTCTAAAATTTACATTCCTGATATGCAACGGGAAAACAAACTGCATCACGAATATTCTCCATTCCAGTACATATACGTACTAATCGATCAAATCCTAATCCAGCGCCAGCAGTTGGTGTTGATCCATTTCTTCTCAAATCAACATACCATTGAATTGGTTTAATATCTATTTTTCTTTCTTCTACAATTTTCATTAATTTATCATAATCATGTTCTCGAACGGATGATCCAATTAATTCGCCAAGACCTGGTATAAGTAAATCACAACCTTGTACAGTTCGATTATCATCATTTTGTTTCATATAAAATGATTTTAGATCTTTTGGATAATTATATACAAATACAGGGTGATTAAATTTGACTTCTGCAATATATTTTTCACATTCTGATCCTAAATCATCTCCCCATTTTGGTATACTTGTTAATTTATATTTTTCTATAATTTCTTTTTCATTCTCAATTATAATCTGAATTGCATCATCATATGATATACGTTGATATGTTTTGGAACAAAATGAGTTTAATTTATCTATAATACCTTTACTTGTAAATTTATTAAGTTCTTCTAAATCATCCATATGATTATCTAATACATACTGAAAACAATATTGCGTATAATGTTCTGAAATATCCATTAAATCACCTAAACATGTCCATGCAAATTCCCATTCGATATGTTCAAATTCTGCAAGGTGTCTTGACGTTCTAGATTTCTCACTTCGAAATGATTTATTAGATGTCCACACTTTTGATAATCCTGCACATAATAATTCTAATTGTAATTGTGATGAGACTGTTAAAAATGCATGTTTTTCAAAAAAGTCTTTTGTGTAATCAATTTCATTAGAATCTTTTAACATTGGAATAGTATTATTTTTACCTAACATATTAGTAATAGTAAATACTTCTCCTGCACCTTCACAATCACTAGTAGTTACTATGTTTGGATTTAAATGTTTGGCACCTAACATATGAAAAAAATCATGTGTTGCCTTTGATAATCCTGCGCGAATTCTAAAAACTGCATTTAGTGTTCTTGTTTTTACACGAACATCTTGATGATCACGTAAGATTTCTAAACTCATCTTTTTTGCATTTAAAATATATGTTAATGGATCATGTATTAATCCTATATGTTCAATAGAATATAATCTTAGTTCAACACGATCAGTTGAATTGGGAATTAATACTACAGTACCTAATACAGAAAGAGATGATCCAATTGATAAAGTATTTAATTTTTCGATAAATTCTTTATTTTCAGTAGTAACTTGAATTGTTTTTGATGTTGATCCATCAAACATTTCTATAAATGCAAGATTTGCTTGAATTCGTTTATTACGAACCCAACCGTTGACAACAATTGTTTCATCTAATAATGAAGTATTTATATTTTTAATATCAATATAAGACTGTTGATATTTTATTAGAGAAGTCATTTTATTATTTATAAAATTATGTTTTTATAAACAATAATTCAATTATTTAAAATTAATAATTCAATTATTTAAAAATAATTAAGGTGTTATATCCTTTGGTATTTGATCACCATTAACCATCCAATTACGTATAATATCATCTCTCATTCCTACTCCATCCACATTTACTATATTATTAAATCCGTCATCCATAAATAACCATGACATAAAACCACCATCTGCTACAGCATAATCTCTTCCTCGATTTCCGTAATCTGTAAGAATAATCCATTGATAATAACCCATTCTTTTATGTTCTGGTAAAATTTCTTCTCCCATATTTGTACTATATGGCCCTATATGTGATGCAGGAAATAAACTTATATATTTAGCACCAGCATTACGTAAATTATCTTCTGGACTATCAGATTCACCATACGCTTTAGCATCAACATAATCACGATGACTAATACGAAGTAACCAATTTGAAAATATTACTTTTCCTTTATCCCAATCACCACTATTTCTTGCAGAAACTAATTTATGAGAACGACCATTTATACTTGCTGGTTTTGCTCTCGCAATATCAAATCCATATGCTTTATCATGATCATGAAAATAAACACCCCAACGATTTTTCATTTTAAAAGGTTCTTTACATACAGTATATCTTAATTTTCTTCTAAATCCAACTAACATATTCGTAAAATCAGGTGAATCACTATGAGGAATATCAGACACTGCAAGATTTCTAAATGGCATATTATTTGGATTTCCATTTTGATCTGTATAATTAAAAATATCATGACGATGAGATTGTGGATCCGATTTTAAATCAGTAAGTTTACCTCTAAGTGCTAATGTAGTAGAATTATATTGATCAATCATATATGCAAATTTATTTTCAAGACCACTTCCTTCTGGTACAGAATCATTAAATGATTGAATAATACTGCTAGTTACTGCGGTAACAACATCGATACCTGGAATTGGTAGTGCACCTATTAAAACAAATGCAATAGATAAAATATTATTAAAAGTATTTTTATCTTTTCCAGAAGGAGTACCTGCATCTAATTTTAAATAAACTTCACCAATTACACTTTGAGAATAATTATATGATTGATCACAAAAATCAATCATCGCTTGTAAATTTGCATCTATTTTAGATAATTGAGCGGGTGTAAATGGTATATCTGGTTGTGATGACATATATATAATATATATATATTATATATATATATTATATATATATATTATATATATATTATGTATAAAAATAAATTATTTAAGTATCAAAATAAATTAAAACAATATGGTGGATTAAGTTGTCCATATGAAGTAAACGATCGTGTTATAATTACTGATTCAAATGACGCCTCTCTATTATACAACATTGGTACTATTACAAAGATAGACTATAATGTTCCTGAAGGTGCCTATTACTTTAATCCTATTTGTAATAAGGTTAATATTAATATTGATGGAATTATTCATATTGTTTCTACTTTAAATATTAAGAAGGTTTCTGATTTAACACCTGAATTAATGCTATCAATCAAAATTGATACAATACCTATGCATACAATTCAAGAAATTTTTAGAAATTTAGATATACCTGAATTAATATATATTTATAATAATACAAATCGTATTCAATTTAAAGAAGCAATTAACAAATATCCTTTTAAATTTTATGAATATACATCTCTAGAAGATAGATATGATACTAGTACATTCCCAAGAGATATGACATTAAAAGAATTTAGAGATATTTTTGGTAATGCGATTGGTATTAATTTAGAGCGCAGTGATATAAATGATAATGATTTTAGTAATAATATTTTACCAAGAACTTTATATAATAATCGTTCTAATACTAGACAATTAAAAGTTAGTATACATGGAAATAATAAATTGACAGATAATGCATTTATACCACTTAATAATTATATTCACACCCTTGACATGTCGTACTGCGGGCATTCAGGTATAACGGACGCAGCCTTTATACACCTCGCTGGCGTGAAAATACTTGATATGAAGAGTTGCAATCAAATAACGGATGCAGCGTTTGTACACCTTGCTGGTGTGCACACGCTTAACATGAAATACTGTAATCAATTAACAGACAAGGCGTTTATATACCTTGCTGGTGTACACACGCTTGGCATGTCACACTGCAATCAAAATACTATTACAGATGCCGCCTTTAAACATCTAAAAGGTGTGCACACGCTTGTCATGTCGTACTGCAATCAAGCAACCATCACAGATGCTGCCTTTGAACATCTAAAAGGTGTGCACACGCTTGACATGTCGTACTGCAATCAAGCAACCATCACTGATGCTGCCTTTGAACATCTAAAAGGTGTGCACACACTTACCATGTTTGAATGCAAACAAAATACTATTACAGATGCCGCCTTTGTACACTTAAAGAATGTGCATACACTTCGCATAGCAGGATGCATACAAAATACTATCACAGATGCCGCCTTTGTGCATCTGCATGGAGTACATATTCTTGATATGACATACTGCATTCAAGAGACCATAACAGATGCTGCATTTGAACATCTAAAAAATGTGCACACACTTAATATATCGTACTGCAATCAAGAGACCATAACAGATGCTGCATTTGAACATCTAAAAAATGTGCACACTCTTGATATGTCGTACTGCAATCAAGCGACCATCACTGATGCTGCCTTTGAACACCTAAAAAATGTGCACACTCTTAATATGTCGTACTGCAATCAAGCGACCATCACTGATGCTGCCTTTAAACACCTAAAAAATGTGCACACTCTTAACATTTCGTACTGCAATCAAGCGACCATTACTGGGATTGGATTATGCAATTTAAATAATCTCAAATATTTAAATACATATGGATGTAATCAATCAACAAAAGATGCAGCGTTTAGAATTTTTGGTATCGAAGAATATAGATATGATGTCAAATATTTTAGACCATGTGTATAAAATAAATTATTTTTTAATATATGATGCATTACGACGTGATATCAATCGTTGAAGAATTTCAGTTATCTGTGCAAGATCTTCTACATTATCCATTGCATCTTGCATACTCAATGGATTTTCTTTTGATTGTTTATAATTACTATATAAATCTTTAATTAATTTATCTGATAAATGTGTTGCTTCTTCTGTTACTTCATTTTTGGTACGTGAAAACTTATATTTATTTGAGTCCATATTGTGTAATAAATTAATACTATATTATAATCAAATTATTTCTCAATTTTTCTAACATTCCACCAATCTGAATTATTTAAATGATATCCGTATCTACGTGTTGTATTTTTATCTGGATATTGAGCATTAAATTCTTCTGCATTCTTTTTAACTTTCTCTAACATCTCAATCGCTTCAGATTCATTATTTGGATATACATTATAATAATAACTACCTCCAATTGTACCACCAGATGGTAATTTAGTATCCCAACTATAATAAATAAGATATTTTGCTTTTGCAAATAATGGAATCGTATCCATGTTTAATCTAATAATTATTAAATTATTAGATTAATTCATAATTTATATTTTTCAATTTTTATATTATGAGTAATAAACTAATTAGATATCAATATAAATTAATTAATACTGTATATCCTAAAACTCCAAAAATCGCAGTTTGTTTTTATGGATTATGTCGATCAACAAATTATACAATTGATTCTATCAATAAATATATATTTGATGCATTAAAACAATTAAAATTTACTTATGATATTTATTTACATACATACAATGTAACTACTCCCTACACTAATATTAGAAATAATGAAGAAAATATAATATTAGATAATGATTTATATAAATTAATAAAACCAGATGTATATAAAATAGATAATCAAGATGAAATTAAAAAAACAATAGATTTTACTAAATATAGATCGAATGGTGATCCTTGGTTAAATGATTTTAAATCTTTGGATAATTTAATATTAGGATTGAATTCATTAAATCAAGTTACCCAATTATGGAAAGCTAGTAATAAAATATATGATTATATTATATATCTTCGACCAGATGTTAACTTTCTTTCACCATTAAAATTATCTTTATTTTTAGATCTAAATAATACAAACATTGCATTACCTAATTTTGATGAATATCCAATTAATGATAGATTTGCTATTGGTAAACCAAATGTTATGTTATTATACGGTGAAAGATATTTACATGCATTTGATTATTCATTAAATAATAAATTACATGCAGAAACATATCTCAAATATATATTAAATAAAAATAAGATTGATATTATTAAAATTAAATTTAATTTTCATAGAATTAGAGCAAATGGTATTAATTATGATGAAAATAAATTAATATCTTATACATATATGATAAAAGATTATTTGTTTAGTAAATAAATAAATTTAAAGTCTGGATTGCACTCCGAAGGAGTGATGACAGATTACTAATTTATCGGAAATCTGGATTACCGAGTTTACGAAGGTGCCCTGACTTTAAATTTATTTAAAGTCTGGATTGCACTCCGAAGGAGTGATGAGTGATTTTAAGTTTACTTAAAATCTGGATTACCGAGTTTACGAAGGTGCCCTGACTTTAAATTTATTTAAAGTCAGGGTTCCATCCATTATGACCACCCAAAAAATAACTTAAAAACCAATTCATTTCTTTATTTTTCTTTTTATATATTGCATCACCAAAATCAATAATATACACTTTACCGTTTTTCTCTATAAAATTATATCCTGTAATATCAATATATTCAATACCTTCTTCATCATATAAAATTCTTAATATAACTCTGATTTGATCCCAAATTATTTTAGGTATATCTTTTGGATCATCACCATATTTATCAGCAATATTCATTTCATCTATATTTTCCATTGTAATATTACCAATATATTTTCCATCTTCTTTATTAAAAAATATTTGAGATTTTATTACTTTTGGTGAAAATCCATAATTTGCTGCAATTTCTTGCATCTCAATTTCACGAGATATTTTTCGTTCTTCATTTGCAAGAACCATTTTGTAATATTGTGTCATTTTTATAATAAATAAAATTTATACTTTAAATAAAACAAACAAAAATATATATTTTTTATATATAATGGAAGATCATAATTCTATACTTTATACATATTATTCAAAATACAAAGCAGGTAATTCTAGATTTACATACGCTGTATCAAAATTATCACCATTTGCTAAAGATGTATTAAAAGATGTTATAACAGAACTACCTACAAATTTAAAAGATAAAATAAGAGATGATATTGCAACTGAAATTTTAAACGGTAATAATCCATTAGAAACACTATCTAAATCTATAGTTAATAGAGCATTTAATAGTGCACTTAAATCAGGTGAATATTCTAAAGAAGACGTATATAAAGCATTCAATCCATTAGGAAAAATAAAACCATTATATGCAAAGGCAAATAATTTAAATCTATTTTCTCAAAATAAACCATCATTTAATTTTTCTAATTATAAAAATCAAGTATATTATACAGATTCGTCTGATGAGAATGAAGAACCTATGTTAAGAGGTGGTCAATCAAATATATATCAGAATAAAATGTTAAAATATTATAATAAATTAATAATTATTTACAAATCTCATCAAAGTTCTTAATTTCAAATTAATGAACGATACCTCTCACATCCCAATTCTCAATATAACTTACAACTTTATTCTTTTCGTATTTTAATCTTTTTTTCATTATACCATTTTCATACCATTCAATATATAATCCATCATATTTATTTATTGCAAGATTATAACATCTTTTAGTTTGACCATTATTATAATATTCTTGAATTATTTTATAATTAATATTTTTTTTATCTTTATCTAAATAATATTTTATTTTTTTATGAACTTGACCATTACCATAGAAATCTTTATATATCATAGATTCATTTTTCCATTCTTGATATAAAATTGGTATTTTATAATTTAATGCAGTTTCTCTATCAATAAAATAATGAATTCCTTCTCCTGCTTCTATATTTATATCATTATCAAAATCAGATTTTACTACTTTATCTTTTTCATATAATAATTTTTTATTAAAATAAAATGATGTTGCATTATCATACGATTTATTATATATATCTATTATTTCTTTCACATATGCTACATTAGATCGATATTTTGCATGTTTTTTATCAATAATATTATTTCTATCTTTATTTGTTTTTGCATTTTCTGGTATTATTAATGTAATTAATACTTTCCTATTATTAGTATATCCAATTTTATATACCTCCATAGATATTATATTAATAATATATTTAAATATAATATTAATAATTAATTGCAAATTGAACACACACCTTTTTTATCTAATTTACACGGTTTTCCATATTTACAGATTTTATTAAATCCTTCAATTTTATTTTCATTATCATATATATAATATAAGTATTCATCTCTAGTCTCACCGATACTATCAACTCTTTTTTCAATCACTTTTTTTATCCCTGGAATATTATCAATTAATTGTTTAAAAATACCTCGTAATCCCGCAGGTGGTAATACCTTTTTAGGTAATTTAGATCTTATTGTATTCAATAACATCGGTTTAGTCTCATCTGATAATAAAATATATACTTCTTCAATTAATTCTTCAGATGGATTAGTATCTGATTTTTTAGTTTTAACTTCTTTAATTTCTTTAATTTCTTTAATTTCTTCTTTAATTAAATTTGTATTTATTGTTATTAAATCTGATTGTATATTCATAACTAAATCTGTTAATTTATTTAGTCTATCATTTATAATTACTATTTGATTTTCAACATTGTTTTTAAATTGATCAAAATTATCTATTTTTATTTTAAAATTAACTAATACTTCAATTAATTCTTTCTCAAATTGTGTTCGTTCATTTGTTATATTTTCAGATGGATATGATACATCTTTAGTAGATCCTGGAACTGGAACATATACAGTTGGTTTATTTGTATTTACATATTGATTCTCTAATTCTGATACTTGATTTGTTGGGTTTATTTGTTGATAATAATTTTGATATTGATATTGTGGTTGAAGAGTTAATCCTGGTTGTTGATTAATATTCATCATATATGAATCTTTTAATACAGATTCTGCAGTATTTGATGAAATATTATATGCCATTTTGATTAATGTTTAATTATAGTAATAAATTAAATTAAAAATAATAGATTTTCAATTTTTTATTTTACAATAAAAAAATAGAATTTTTAATTAGAATTAAATTCAGTTAGTAATAAATTATTAATTTCATTTTGATGTTCAAACATATCCATACGATATACTTTAGGAGTATATTTTAAATGTTTTTTTAATAACATAGGACCACGCCATCCAATTCTTGTATTAACTGGAAATTCTGTCCATGATTTATTTTCAAACTCTAATGGAAATTCAAACTGTTCAGTTGATTGTAATTTTCCATCTTTTAATGGATACCATCTTAATTCATTCCATTCTATATGAAATTCAAAATACTGTGGTTCATCATCAATATTTTCAAATTGAATTGTTCCACATAAATCATGATCATGGATATAGGTTCCTTTATAACTTTTATCAAAAAAATTAATAGGTGCCATCGCTTTATCACATTCGTGATGTAATGTAAAATCATCTATATTTCTATCCAAACAAATCAATTCTAATTTATCACCTTTTTTTAATTTTTGTATATTTTTAATTCTCAAATGAAATGGATATGTTTCACTTATATATATATCTAATGGAAACGGATGTTTCCATAAAGAATTCATTTTTATTAAATAAATTATTATTTTATAGTATTAATTTCAATTTTTTTTGATAAGTTGAAAAATTAATAAATTTTTTTTTGTTTAATCATTTTCTTAATTTTAATTAATTCTTTTTTCTCTATTTCAACATTATTTATTAATTCACATATTACTTTTTGTGAAAATATATTTTGATTTTTATATCTATTTATTGATGGTCGAATCACATTATATTTACCGTCCATCATATTTATACTATGATTTAATTCAGGTATATATAATTCATTTATTATTTCATATTTATTAAATAATACATCATAAAAAGAATAATACAATTTTAATCTCCATAATTGACCCTTCATTTTATTATAATTATCAATTGATTGTAATTATAATAAAAATCAATTTTTTCAAAAATTTGAAAAATATATTTATACAAAGGTTATTATAATACTAATAAAACATGGAATCTAATAATACTGACGTTAATGATCTAAGTGATCTTCTTGGATCTACTTTACAAATTAAAGATGATAAACCATTAACTCTTGATGAATTAAAAACAAAAGAAAATCAAGAAATAAATAATGATGAGTCAATTCTTAAAATTCAAAATTGGTTTCGTAATATATGTAATAAAATAAATATTAAAATAAGTATTAAATGTAAACTTATTATTGAATTATTAAATAAGAATCCTGATATTATGCGCAAATATTTTAATGAAATTAATATAATTCTTAAAAAATTTCCACCTGCAAAAAACGAAAATAAATTTATCTATGGTAAACTTTGTGAAAAATCATTATCTAATGCGTTTATAGAGATTGGGTTTAAATGTGAAGATTTAGATCAAACACATACATCTGGATCAGAATATAAAAATGATATTAAAATGCTAAAATTAAAATATTCAATTAAAGCATGTAAAAATAAAAGTACCGATGTACGTTTAATTAATACATTATCTACCACTAAACATAATATTAATATGACATTAATATTAATTAGTATTGACGAAAAAAAATTATATTTTATACCTAGTCATATTGTTAATCAAGAAGTATATCTTAAACAAGATAGTGGATCAATTTCTTATAAAAGTAAATTATTTAAATGGATTAGAGATTCTCAACCAGAATATATTTATAATTTTCCTACTTTTACACCAGAACAAGAAACAAATATAAATAAAATTCAAGAAGTTATGATTTATGAATATCTATATGATACATTTATTAAATCAACTTAATTTAATATTAGTTTTAAATAAAGTCATATAATTTTAATACTGTTTCCATAACAAATTTCATAACATCTACACATACTGAATTTCCAAATTGTTTATATGCAATATTATCTGATTCATGCATAATAAAATTATCAGGAAATGCTTGTAACCGTGCACATTCCCGTGGTGTAATATATCTTTTTTCTTTTGCATATATTGGTGTTTGTACAATTGCAACTAGTGTTGGAAAATAATCATTTTTCTTTACTCGTATACCAGATTGTCTTAATTGAATGAAATAATTCCAAATACTATCATCTTCTTTTTTCTTACCCGCTTGCCATTCTAATTTACCGTAAATTTCTTTTTTAGTTAAAAGTTCTTTATGTTTTGTATACCATGTATCCCATTGTGTTTTATACTTTTTATAAATATCTTTATTCTTAGTTATATAATCTCGTTTCCATTCTGGTAATTTCTTAAATTCTTCTGGTGTATAAATAGTATTAAATTCATTGCATAATATAGTAGGTGACATATTTTGGTTTGTTTCACATATTTTAACCATTTCATCCCATACATCTAATATGCTTTCAACTTCTTTCGATATTTTATATTTATTTGTTATATTAATATTTGTTTCTATAATACCTTCCATATTTATAGGACTATTTGGTGGAATTATTTCGATTACTTTTTCTTTATCATATATATCCTTTCTGATACATACAAAGATTACTCGTTCTCTATGTTGTGGTATCCCAAATTGATGAGGAGATAATTCAAAAATACTTTTATTTTCATCGACGTAATATCCACTTTCATCAATACGTTTTAAAATATGTTTAAATACTTCACCATCTGATATTTTTTTAATATGCTTTACATTCTCTAAGAATAAAAATGATGGTTTTTTCTCTACTGCAATACGTAATATATGTTCAAATAACATTCCACGTTTATCACTAAAATTTTGTTTATTGCCAGCATTTGAGAATGCTTGACAATTATGTACAATTGTATTTTCAACTATATAACTGTTATCAATATCTACTTCAAAATTATATACTGATTGATCTTCTACATAATTTTTTTGGATTGATTTTGATTTATACCAAAAATAATTATCTTTTATAAATGCATCATTACATAATTTATTTAATAAATATCCTTCAATACAATATTTTGGATTTATTTTATCATTACATTTAAATACTTTGAATATATATCCTAATTTTAAATACAATCTTTGCAAACTCATTGCAATTGTATATGATTGAATTATTATCTGTATTGATCCATTTGTATATATTTTTTTATTAGAATGATATCCGTTAAAAAATTCTTTAATATATTCAATTGGAGCATTTTGTAACCATTCTGGGATATTATCTTTAAATTGAGATAATACATAATTCCAATACACATTACTTGCATAATATTTTTTACATCCTGGTATATAACATTCTAAATTTGATAATTTGATAATTTTATTAATTTTATGAAAAATCTCTTCGTCTTTCTCTTTAATCAAAAATCCAATAAATCCATTTTCTTTATATATACAACCACTACACATGAAATATCCTAACAGAAACCAATGACTTGTATTTTTTTGAATTAATTCAGGATATTCACTTTTAGTATTAATTACCATACCAAAATAATCATTATTGGTAATATCTTTTATTGGTAACCACATTGGATATGAATATTTAATTATATATTTATTTATATTTTTATTAAATACTTTTCGTTTTTCTATTATATAAAATGGATGTTCTTCGGTACATATTATTGGATTTGGTGTAAAATTACTATTAATTGTATATAAATTACCCTCATAAACTTTATATTGAATATTTGCAATCTTTTGAAAATTCCCGTCATGCGTTAGTAATTTATCTGTTATATCTACATCTTCTATATTCTTATAATTACTATTTGTTAATACTTTTGTACCAGCAACAAAACAAGGAAATCCTGCACAAATTATATCAAAATTAGGTAATGTTTTTTCATCTACTTTAGTTATATCACTTGCTGGTTCTAATCCATAATTCTTCTTATACACTTCTCGACAATTCTTATCAATATCACATGCAAATACACATTCTAAATCTAATGATTTTAATGCTTGATGAAATCCACCTATACCACAAAATAAATCGATGAATTTCTTTTTTGGTTTTTCTTCTATAATTTCTAAATTATTTTGTTCTATTGGTTGATCATCTACTTTTAGATATTCTTTTAGTTTTTTATCAGTTATACACGGAGTCTTTCTATTTAAATGACTAGTATAATGACTTTTTTGTTTAAATTCTTTTCCACATTTATCACACGTATACATTGTGATGTTTTTCTCCATTTTTCTTATATATACATATATATTTATATAGCCTATAAAAATACCCAAATTAGGTTTTTTATAGATTATTTTTCTAGCTTTAAAATAATAATTATCAATTTTTGATTAAAAAAATAATAATTTATAGCGTTTTACCTCTAATTGATGTCTCTGACATAGTTCCAACTGATTGTCTATAGTATACTAATTCATCTTCAATACTTCTTAATGCATTAATATCTTTGCATCCAATATAACTCATCGTTGATTTAATACTTGATTCAATTCTTTTTACAATATTTTTAACTGGTCCTTTAATCTCAATTTCCATATCAACACCTTCACTAGTTTGATTCTCATTATATTCTTGTTTAGAAATTTCTGCTTTAGATACCATCGCCATTGCAGACGCCATGCCACGATAATATTTAACACGACGATTATTTCTATTAATAATTCTTCCAGGTGTTTCATCTGTTGCCGCTAATGTTTTACCTAAAATCATTGCACTAGATCCAACTACAAGTGCTTTTGCAATATTACCATCTTTTCCTAAATGTCCACCATCTGATATCATTCCAACATTATATTCTCTCGATATTTTTCTACAAGACATTAGTGCCGTAAATTGTCCAGATCCTACACCTGTTACTAAACGTGTAGAACAAATTGATCCATTTCCAATTCCAATACGAATACAATCTGCACCCGCTTCACATAAAAATTTAAATCCTTCTGGATTACAAACATTTCCTACCATAATTTCTACATTTAATTCTTTTAATTCTTTTACTACATTCAATACTGTCTTATTAAATCCATTTGCAACATCAATACATAAAATATCAATTCCCGCAATTACTAATTGTTTTGCACGTTCTAAATAATCACCTACAATACCAACTGCTGCACCTACTAATAATCTATTTTGAGGATCAAGAGAATATATGTTTTTATTCATCTCATAATCCATCAAATTTTTATATAAGATCATCCCCTTAATTTTATAATTAATATCCGTCACTGGGACTTTTTCTATTTTATATTGATTCATCAAATCAATTACTTCTTGTCTTGAAAATTTGCCATTGTACATACAATGTATTTTAATTTGAGGTGTCATAATTTCTGTAATTTTAATGGTGTTTTCTTTTTTACTAATTATATGTGCGTTTAAATCTCTTTTTGTTACAATACCTTTTAACGTATTTTGATCATCTGTTACTAAATAACTATATACACCATATTCTTTAATCTTGATTAATAAATCTTGTACTGTATCAGTTTCTAAAATAGTATACGGGTTTGTTATGATATATGATAAATATCTCTTAACTTTATTAACCATTTCTACTTGTTGTTCTATCGTATTATACCGATGAATTATTCCTAACCCACCATTTAATGCCATTTCAATTGCCATTTTATCTTCAGTAATAGTATCCATTGGTGATGAAATTAATGGTAAATTTAATGAAATTTTATTTGTTAATTTTGTTTTTAATGAAATTGTTTTTCTACTGGTAATATCAGAAGATCTCGGAGAAATTAAAACATCATCAAACGAGAGGGTTTCTATTATTTGGTTCATTTTATTTATTAAATATATAGTTATTTGTTTAATTATACTAAATTTCAATAATTTTAGAAAATATATTTGATATATAAACTATTATATAGTATTATTATATATAATGCCTTTTGAAAAAATAGATATCTATTTTAGACCAGCACGTATAGTAAAAGATTATGAAAAATCAGATATTTTATATAATTATACACAAATATATAAAACACATATGACTAAAATATCAGTAAATGATGAATTATCTATTAAATTACGCGCAAAAGTACATGATATTATTTGTATGAGAAATAATAATAATGATATTTATCGTTATGTTGTTTAATTATTTATGTTTTTTTATCCATATATCATAAACTTTCATTGCATCTCTCATTTCAGGAGTTTGATATGGATGATATTTTGCTCTATTATACATTGTTAAAACAACTTGTTTTTGATAAGTCATATCCCTATTTTTAATTATTTTTAATGTATCTAATGCTTTTTGCTTATCTTTGAAACCAGTACCTTTAGTTGATGTTTCTGGATGATCATCACTATAAAGACTTTTATTTTCTTTTTTCATTATACTTATAAATTAAATAAAATTTTATAATTTATATCTGTATTATATTTACCTACTTCACAATTAGATCCAATACTAGCAATAATCATATAAATTATAAGAATAAAATAAATGAAATAATGGGGATTTTTTTGAATTGTTTGATTGTTTTAAATTAAGTTTTACATGGGAGGGGATTCGAACCCCTGAAGATTGCTCCAACAGATTACCGTCGTTGTTGATCAATGTCAACGCTGACTTAAGCCTGTCGCCTTAACCGCTCGGCCACCCATGTTGAATGATAGGTTTATGGTACCTATCAACCAGATCTGCACATACCGGGGTTCGAACCCGGGACCCCCGCCTTGCTAAAGAATCAATGTTCTTCATAAGAGCGGTGCTCTACCAACTGAGCTATACGTGCATACCCTTTTATATTTAATTGGCTTTTTAGAATGTTTAGATTTCAATTTTTATTAAAATTGAAATATTTATTCAAAATTGATTATAATATATTAAAAAATTAATACAGTATAATATATAAAATGAGTATCGATAAACATGTGTTTCATCTAATAGATCCATGTTTATCTTCAATTCGGTTATTATATGATTTTGAAAAACCATCTCTTATTGAACAATTTACATCTTCATCAAGACCATTATACACTATTAGTATTCATGATTGGCGCTGTGTGACATTAGGTGCAAAAGTAGATGATATTATTTGTATTAAAAATCATATTTCTAATATATATCGAAAAGTGATATAAAATATTCATTTATTAATATATTATGGAAAAAGACGATATAACATATTGGAAACAACGATGTTTAATTGCTGAAAAGAAATTAGAAACTATATCATCAATCCCAGTAAATGAATTAAATTCAATTGCAAGTATTAGGCAAGCTGAAATTAATGAATTAAAATATCATGCATCTAAATTACTTAAATTTCATGATACTGATAAATGGAATAAAATTTGTAAAGATTCTGAATTATCTGATGATAAAATTTATTATTGGAAGTTAATTGTTCAAGAAGGACTGATATTAAATAATAATAATCTATTAATAAAATAATTTATTAAACATATGCTAGTGAAAAATAAAATTAAATAATATATTAATTAATTTATTAATATATTATATATATTATGAATGAAAATACTCAATATACGATACTAACTATAGTAGGATTATCATCACTATCTATAGTATATGGGTGGATAGTTACTTGGAAGAATACCGCTAATATGAGTCAAGATTCAAAAATACGAACATATTATGAAAATAATTTATATGCATCTATCGCTATCGCCGTTGCAATTGTACTTAATTTATTAATGAATGTTTCAAAATTAGATCCAATGTATATGTTTATACCAGGATTAATTGTTTTATCTGGATATTCTACATTATGGTCAAATACTGCAAAAATGGAATCAGACCCAAATGCAAATAAATATTATAAAGGAAATAAAAAAGCATCATTATTAATAGGTATTCCATATGCTATTATGATACTTACTTTAATATGGTTTGTTTTTATTAACCAAGAAACTGGTTACAAAAAAGAATGGTATTGATTAGAAATAAAATAATTTAATAATATATATAATGCATTCTGAATATATTCCAGGAATTATATATACTATAATAGCTGCTTTTTTAGTAATTGGTTATGGATTTATTAAAGTAAATAATAGAATTATGTACACTGATCCATCAGTTGATAAAATATATAGTGCAAACAATACTTTTGCAATTTTAGCGATCTGCGCTTCAATAGGATTTGAATCGTCTACCATTTTTTTGAAAGAAAAATTAATAAATAGTTATATAACAGTATCCATTATTTTATATGGATATTATATATTATGGACAAATACTACAAAAATGCAATCCGATCCAAATGCAACTAAATATTATCAAAAAAATAAAAATGCGTTATTATTAATAAGTATACCATTAAGTATATATATACTTTTTATAATATGGTCTAATTTTAATAGTAAACCAAATAATGTTGAAAAAACTATATATGATTTATAATCACTTAATATAAATGCATCTGTTATATTATACTTAATATAAATGCATCTTTTATATTATACTTGATATGAAAGCATCTTCATTTGGTTTTCTACCAAGAAATATATTTACAGATTCTAAAGAAGGTCTAATTGATCCTTGAGATAATACAGTATCTCTAAATAACATTCCAATAGATTGATCTAATTCACGATCAATAAATTTGGTAAATAAATCTTTTGCATATACTAATGACCATAAATATCCATAATACCCTGCATCATATCCGCTAATTAAATGTGAAAAACTTGATATTAATGATGTATTATCTTGAATATCCAAACCTAAAATATCTTTTGTAATTTTTTTATATGTTTCAAATGAATTATGATTATAATTTTTAGAATGAATGTTCATATCTAAATAGCATTGTGATAATTGTTTTGCATAATAATAACCTTGTAATACATTTCTTTGTTGTTTTATTTTTTCAATTATATCATCTGGAATCTTATCCGACATTAATTTTAATGTATTATTTGTATAACACCATTCTTCAAACATTTGACTAGGTGTTTCTACAAAATCTTGTTCACATCCAAAACTTGCTGTTCCACTTATTGTTGATACAGATGATATATGATGCATTACATGACCAAATTCATGAAAAAATGTTTCTAATTCATTAAATGACATATGTGTAGAATCAAAATTACACGCCATTGACGCAACTGGTAATGTATCTTTTGATTTAGATATAAATGGAAATACTGCAGCATGACCATATTTTCCCTCCCTTGGATATAAATCTAAATAAAAGTAACCTTTAATTAAATTAGTATATTGATCTTTAACCATATATAATTTTACTTTATCATCCCATAATGTATATTTATATTCATCTGTTACATCATCAAATACATACCCTAATAATTGTTGATAAATCATTAAAATATTTGATATAGTTTTCTCTATGGGAAAATATTCTTTTAACTCTTCTTTATTTATTTTTATTGTTTTCTCTGTATAAATTCTAGAATAATATGCAATATCATATAGTTCTATTTTAGTTATATTATCTTGTTGTGCAAGTGATAATAATGTATCAATATCTTTTTTTAATAATGGTTTTACTTTAGTATATATTTTATCTAAAAAATTCATTACTGTTTTTGTTGAATCTGCCATTGAATCAAATAATTTATAATCACTATAATTTTCTACTGAAAATATACTTGCAATTTCTTTTCTTAATGTAAATATCTTTTCTGCTAATTCTACATTGGTATCATATGCTTTTCTACTAAATTCATAATTTAATTGTTTGCGTATATCTCTGTTTTTACAATATTCCATGACAGGTATGTAATCCGGATATTCCAATGTTACTTTTATTATATTATTTGAAATACGATCTTTTATAAATTTATCAGGAAGACCATCTAATTGATCTTTTGTAAATTCAAATGTTTTACTATAATTATCTAAATTTAATTCATATTGAGAAGATAATTGGGATATTTCTTTTTTAATATCTTTTAATCTAATATACTTATCATCAGGTAAATCTAATCCTGAATGTTTGTAATTTTTTATAATATCCTCAAAATAAGATCTTTGTTCATTTGATAATTTAACTTGTTCTAGTTTATATTGATTATCATAATAATATTTAACAATAGTATATATATCTTTTCTCATACTATTTTCAATGGAATATTGTTCTAATTTCGTTGATATATTATTTGCATGTTCTCTAATTTTTTCATTTGGATGAAATTGTTTCATTTGAAGAAATGCAGAGATTATGTATGTATTATTAATATTAATTGATGGTTGAACTAATGTTGACCATGATAAATTTGTTTTATTTAAATTTAATATTTTTGTATTTAATTCTTCCGTTTGTGATATATATATTGATAATACTGAATCTAAGATATCCGTTGTTAATGTTTTATAATTTAATAAAAATAAAACAGACTGCATATTATAATGATATATTTATAGTTTATAATTTTATATCATAAAATTATAAAATGTTAATTTATTTATTAAAATTTTTTAAATGTTTTACATTTTGATTAATAGAATTTACTATTAATTTAATATTAGTAGGAATAATTTTTTTAACTTTTTCTACTTGTGTTATTTTCCATATATCTCCCGCTAAGTTTTTATTTAATAAATAATTATAAGGTAAATAAAAATTTCCATTATCTCCCCATTTTGTTCCCCATGAATTTTTCATTATCCAAACTTGTTTAGTATCATCATATCCAACACATGTTACAGCATGACCTCCTAGTAATTGTTCTTTTTTTAGATTTGGCATTCGAACATATCCTGTTCTTGCTGTATTTAATGATTCAAATGAACTATATATTAATATCCCAACCACAAAAGGTTGATTACTTCTTAAACATCCCTTTAAACTATCTAATGTTTGTAATACTCTTGATGATGAAATAATTTGATGATCTAATCCTTCTTTATATGAAATATTACTTGGTTTTATTTTAAACTTTGGTATAATATATGGACAATTATTTTCAGAACATACGCCATATTTAATTAATGCATTTATACCTTGTGTTAATGTTGATCCATCATCATTAGAAACATTATTATCTAATAATCTTTCATTATAATATAAAAATAATCTTGATGGTGAAAATGTAGGATCATTAAAAATAAAACTATAACATAGTGCATTTGCAGTACAACTTCCTAAACTACCTTGATCAAATGATATATTTAATTTACTCCGTAAATCTACTTTATTCGGCAATGATGTATTTACAGAATAATTAACTATTTTTTCCGGATACATACCAGATTCAAATTTTAAATTAAATTTTTTTAACATATATATAAAGAAAATATTTTAAATCTCCAAGAGTGTAAAATTATCACTTGATAATAATATAAATATAAATTAATATATTTGTATAATAACGCGGTTCAAAAATGATAAATAAATATTTATTTCAAAAATTATTTACTCATTTTACTGCTGGTTCAACAATAAATTCAATGAAAAATAAAATTAATGATTTACATTCTCAAAATTTATATCCGATTATTGATTATATAAAAGAGTCGTCATCAGATTATCAATCAATAAATCAATCAATTTTAGAATATATCAATTTATCAGAAATACAACAAATTGATTACATTGCATTAAAACTATCTTCATTTAATTTTAATGAAAAAAAGATAGATTATCTTATTAATGCATTAATTGATAAAGATAAAAAAATTATGATAGATGCGGAAGAAGATTCAAAACATACGATAATTAATAATATTACAAATAAATTAATCTATAAATACAATAAAAAAGATATTAATATTTATAAAACATATCAAATGTATCGTAAAGATGGTTATTCTATATTAAATTATGATATTCATCATACGAATAATTTAGGTATTAAACTCGTTCGAGGTGCTTATTATAATCATGATTATAAATCAGGTAAATTATTCACTAATAAAAAAGAAACAGATTATGCATTTGAAAATGGTATGAAATTAATCTTTAATAATAATTCTTTACATGCGTTTATTTGTACACATAATTATTATAATATTAATCAAATGATATCATATGTTAAAAATAATAATAATGATTCTACTAAGATAGCACATGCATCATTATATGGATTTATTACAAATCATACTAAACAAATAGTAAAATCTGGTATAACCACGTATAAATATTTACCATATGGTAATTTTGATGATTCTATACCTTATTTAACAAGAAGAATATATGAAAATCCAAAAATATTATTATATTTGTTAAAATAGAGATTATTAGATTAGTGTAAAAAGTAATTTGTTTAATAAATGATTGAAACAATAGTATTAATATAATTTATAATATCTACTTTTATATTTTTATTGACAATATAAAATATGAATAGACATAAAATATTATTTAATTATTATAGTAAATATAATAAAAGTGGTGGTTATCTTGATTATGAGTTAACAAAAGAATTAAATCAAAAAGGTGATGATATTATTGATTTGACAGTTGAAGCTGCCGAAACTATGGTAAATATGAAATTTCCCATGTGGTCCAATATAGGTTCAAATGATTATAATAATTTATTAAACTTTTTTTTAACTAATGATGCGGGTATAGAAATGGTAATTAGATTAATTACATATTGGAGATATTATACATATATATCCCCAAATAAATCAAAATATGAAAGATCTCCAGAACATGAATTTAAGGATTTAATAACTGATATGGAACAATATAAATTAGTATGTATTGCATTTCATGCAGAATATCAAAGATTAAAGAATAAATATGAAGATGATATATTAAAATATTCATCTTTATTACCAACTAATAGAGATAAAACAATTTTAAGTGAATTTCACAAAGAAGAATATTGGAAAGAATTTGAACTTTTTGTAAAATCATGGATATGTTCTGGTTGGATAGCACCTCCAAAAAAAGGTCAAGAATGGATAAAAAATAGATCTGTATCTCAATATGGAATTGATATATTAAAACAATATGCACCATTTATTGATGAAGATAGATTGTTATTACCATCTAAAATAACTAAATGGATTAAAACATATGAAATAAATACTATATTACAATGTAGTAATTTAAGTAAAGGTGGTGGTAAAATGTATACATTTTATAATAAATATATTAAATATACTTCTAAAAAAAATAATAATTGAATTTTTTAATATTAATATATAAATTAATATTAAAAAATGGATAACCTACCAAATATATTGCACCAAGTATTCCTACGATCACCTACTAATTTATTTGATGAATTTGTATTAGAATGTCAAAAATGGTATTCTATTCCTGCTCACTCGTTAGTTGAAATGAGAAAACGTGATAACAAAAAAATTAGGGGTGATATCTTTGAAGAGTTTTGTGTATTATATCTTAAACATGTTTTGAATTATGAAAAAGTATGGCGTCTTCCTGATGTACCTGATGATATTTTACTTAAATTAAATATGAAAAGACGTGATATGGGGATAGATATTATATGTGAAAATAATAATATTTATACTGCAGTCCAATGCAAATATAAAAAACATACAAATAATAGAAAACATTGCGTCAACTGGAAAGAATTATCCACTTTTTACGCTTTATGCCTTAAAACAGAAATATCATGGGAAAAATATATAGTTATGACAAATTGCCAGTACATAACTCATATGGGACAAAAGACTGAAAAAGATCAAAGTATATGTATAGGGACCTTTCGAAATATAAGTAAAGATGACTGGATAAAAATGTGTGGATTAACCGGTGTTTCATTGAATACTATGTCAAATAATGAACAAAATACAAATGTAATATTAACACCTGAAGAATTAAGAGCAAAAAGAATCGCGTTTTATGCAAATAAATAATAAAATAATTATAGTATTGTAATTTACTTGTTTTAATTGAAAAATTAAATTGTGCTATTTTTCGTCATGGGGTTATTATAAAAACTCAACAATAAATACCACCTCATGCGAGTAAAAATGAATGTGAAAATTATATCAAAAATGGTGTAATCGGTTATGGTAAACCATTTAAGGTAATTCTTAAAGATAAAGAACATATTGCAATTGATTGCGATTATATTTAAGGTGTAAAACCAATTACTGGTATATATGGACGTAATCTATAAACTCTTTTTGCTGAACCCTCTTGACAATGATCAGAACTAACCGCATCTTTAGATTTTATAAAATTTTCAGATACAGTGTAATTTAATACATCTTGAGTTTCTATAATTTCCCAAAATTGATGTTGTGACATCATTAATTTTGCATCTTCATATGGAATATATGCAGGAAAACTTAATGGAAGACGTATAAATGGATCGGTATATACAATATTAGGATTAGGAAATACTCCTCCTACTTTATTACATTCATAATATACATAAGAACCATCATTAATATTTTTTAATACTTCTGCTGCAGATATTCCCTCTTGAGTTTTACCTAATAAAAATATTAATGCATCTCTACCTTCTTCTGTTAAAAAATCTAATATTGTTTTATTATCACCATTATAACTACTAAATATAGTTGAATCTATATCCGAACCAACAATTTTTTGTGGTATATTAGTAAATAATTTTACTGACATTGTAATATTCTCTCTATTGTAATTAGGATTTACTGAAAATTTTTCACTAAATGTATATTTAGTATATTTTCGTAATTCTTCGATAATTTGTGTTTGATACGGTAAAGGTTCACCTTGAATTCTTAATAATTCAACCGGAATATTACCTGATGCTGATCTTAATTTTGGATCCGCTTTATTTTCTAATAATAATTTAATAATTGGAAAAGATTCTGGTGTATTTTTTAATACTGCATGATGTAATGCAGTATATCCATCTGCATCTTGTAAATTAATTTGCGCCCCATTTTGTATAAAAAATCCAATTAATTCAATTGAATTATTTTCGATAGATTCAATTAATGGTGTTGAATCATTACGCCAGCGATTATTAATAATTGTTTTATCTGCAATTATTAATTCCATCACCATATTTATATTCTTTTCTTTAATTGCACGAAAAAGTTCAGGATTACCTCCATATTGATTACTTGATGTATTACCCATTAATAATATTATAAATATATTAATTTATATATTTATATATAAATTGTTATAATGTCAACTATAATTTATGGTGGTATTAAATATGTTAAAATAAGACACGCATTATATTGTAGAATATGTACTGATACTATTATTAGTAATGATATTCATGATTATAAATTATGTTCATGTGGTGCAATTGGGATTGACGGTGGTATACATTCTGGTAATAGTTTGATTGGATCTTTATTAGATATGGAAGATCGAAGTATGTATTGCGCAATGGTTAACGGTAAAAGAGTTTGGTTACCTCAAGATATTATTAATGAAAATTTTAAAGAAATGATCATGTTTCTATCTAAGATTAATAATAAATAGATTATTATATTTTTAAGGAAAATTTTTGGAATTTTTAAATAATCAAAATTTTAATAAAACTAAGTTATAATTATTTTTTTGTTTTTCAAAAAGTTTCTTTTTCTACTAGTCTCTCTCTCTCTGTATTTTTGGAATGGAATATCTTTTTTATTTATTATTATCATTTTTATTATTTCTTTTATTATTTCTTATTATTTCTTATTATTATTTCTTATATTTTACAGGAAGATAAAAAAAGAAGATATATAATAAGATATATATATATATTACAATATTATATTATCATTTTCAATAAACTTTACCGTATATTCCATATTTGGAATATTTTTACTGCAAAAATATTTATATTCCATGTGTCATTGTATTTTGGAATATTTTGGAATAAATTTACAGAAATAATCAATTAATTATTGTAAAATAATTAAAAAATGAAGTAATGTATATCAATAAAATTAGTATATATATATTTTATTAGAAATATATATATTTCGTTAAATTGTTGGAATATTTTGGAATATTTGGAATAATTTGGAATAATTTGGAATAAAAATACAGTTAAAGAATTCTTATTATATTTAGTAATATTAATAAGAATTATATATAAAAAATGTATACATGTAAGACTTGTAAAAAAATATTTTCGCGAAAATCTAATTTAGAAAATCATACAATGAAAATTTTTCCATGTAAATTAATTGAAAAAAAAACAGAAATTGAAGAGATTATTTCTGTAAATAATTGTGAATTTTGTAAAAAAACATTTTCAACAAAATTTAATTTAACAAAACATTTAAAAGGTCATTGTAAACAAAAAAAAGATATTGAATTAACAAAAATGAATGAAAATGAAATAATGACAAAATTAAAACAGTTAATCGAAGAACAAATGAAAAATATAACTAATAATAATAATATTACAAATAACAATATCACTAATAATATCACCAATAACATTCAATTAAACATCTATTCTGCTGGAAAAGAAGATCTATCTAGACTCTCGAAAGAAGACGTGATCCGAATCTGTACCAGTGGCACTTATTATCCAATTGTTGCAGCAGAAGTAATTCATTGTAATAAGAATTATCCTGAATTCCAGAATTTTTTAATATCAAATTTACGAAGTAATACTGGTTTAGTATTTTTAAATGAAGATTGGCATTCTAAAAGTCAAGAAGAATTATTATCAAATATAATGCAAGTTGATAAAAAACATGTATCAACATTAATAAAAGATTTAAAAGTTGATGATAAATTGCAAGTAAAATTAGAATCAACAAAACAAGAAATAGAAGAAAACGAAAGTAAAGAGCATCAAAAACCAAAAATTAGATCAAAGTTATATAATGCATCTAAGATGATAAAAAATAATAAAAAAATAATAGAAAAAAAATTAACGGATAAATAAATATTAATTTAATATTTAGTATTTATTTATATCTATACCATCCCTCCACACTACTACATGATGGATTAAATGTAGTAGTTATAGATGTCCAATCACTTGTGTCAGTAGTTTTACTTGTAAGATTTGATAAATGACAGTCTTTAGTTTGAAAAGATGATGGTTTTGACATAGCATCGCATTTAAATTCTCTTTTTTCTCCTTCTTTTCTATCTGCCCACATTCTATATGGTTTATCCATAGGACAATCTATATTACTATAAGGATCTGAAAGATCCGTTGATGATAAAGATGACCATTGACAGATATTCTCATCCTCTTTATCTGTACACATATTAGTTGGCATTGGTGCAGATGTTTGCATTGATGCGGATGTTGGCATTGATGCGGATGTTGGCATTGGTGCGGATGTTGGTCTAGATGCTAATGTTGGTCTAGGTGCTAATGTTCCGGATGCTGATGTTCTTGTTGGTAATGTTCTTGTTGTTATTATTCTTGTTGTTGTGGTTGGTGCAGACATTTTCTTTATATATATTATATAAAGAAATATTTAATTAAAGTAAATATTATCTTGAATTGTTGTAATAGTTTCTCCACAGAAACATGATCTCATTTTCTTTGATTTTTTATTTGTTTTTACACCATTAAAACATTTATTACAATAAGTTAAATGATATCCTTGATCTGAATTATCCGAATCATTACTTGATATTGGTTTACATTTTGTTACAATAGATGCAATATTGTAACAGTCTTCTGTAATACATTTAAAATAGTGATTACTATTTTTTTGATCTTCGGTCATCGTAATTTTTCTTATCCATGTTACTGTTTTTTTACAATATGAACAACGATTCATTGGTTCACTTATTAATAATTTTTCTGCACAATCATGACATGCGTAACAATGTCCACATGAAAATACATATTGACGAATTTCTGAAAAACAAATTGAACAAATACTTATATCTATATTATTTATATTTTTATCTTCTTCATAATGAGGTTGCTGAGATGGAGTTCGTGCAATTGATGCTGACATTGTTACTGCTGCTGATACTGCTCGACTACCTCCACTTGATGCAGAAAATAACAAATGGTCCACATTACGTTGACCATGAGTCAATGTACTATTATATAGTTTTAATCCATGATTCTTATTGAAAAATAACAATTCAGTTAGAGAACAATCATCAATTGGTTCAGTATCAAGAAGAGTAAAAATATTTTTATTAACCTCATATATCTTTTTTATTTTTCTAAAATTTCCAATTCTATCATTTTTATCACTAATGTTTGAAATATTGATATAATGACCTATTTCATTTGTAACTGATAATACTTTATTTATTTTATCATTATTCATTAATATCCATTTTGTATGATCATTAATATTCATTGTTTTTCTTTCAGGTTCATTTGTTGTTTTATCCATAGAGTCCCAAGAAATATATGCTTTAATTTTATCAGGATTTGAACATGACATTAAAATTCTTTGATAATGTTTCATAGTCTCTAATTTTAATGTGTATTTTACATGCGTTTTTGTTATATTATCTGTGAATTTACTAGATTCTTCATGCACAGTATCTAATGAATCATGAATATTAAATGCACTTAATATTCTTGAACTATCTCCGTCTGAATCCATTGATCCAGATTGATCTGTAATGAAAAAAATTCGATCTTTAATAATAACTTCTGATTTTGGAACAATTTGATTTTTCTTTTTAATTATAAAATTATTATCATATTTTTCAATAATAAGATTAGGATTATTTGTATTTGAAATAATCCTAATCTTATTAAAATTTTCTTCTGTAATTAATTCAACGGGTATCATTGTACCAATTTTTATATCATTTTGATGTCCTGCTATAACGATCTCCACATTTGTCCATGAATCAAATTCATGTGTAGTAACATTAGACATTTGTGCAAGTAATTCATTTTGAATCACCTCTGATGTATCACCTTCAATTACAGTATCATTATTTGACATTTTTGCAAGTGTAACATGATCAAAATATTTTTTTTTTCCAATACCTAGGGTAGTAAGTCTATTTTTAAATTTATTTAAAAATTGGTTATTCTCTAACGTTAATGGATTATTATTATGACCATCAGATAAAAAGAAAATAGATCCTGTATTAAATTCTTTTATTTTTTCTAATATCTCAAATGGTACTAGAAAATTAGTACCACCCATCGGTTTAGATTCATTAATATAATTTATAATATCATCATATGATAAATTATCTACTATAGTATGTTCAGATGATATTTTATTCTTAGATTCATATGAAATAATCATATTAGTATATATTCTTACAGTTGTATCAAACAATAATATTACAATATCAATATTATTAATTTTTGCATATTTTGTATTTAATTCCATCGCTTCTTGACACAATTTATACCTAGATGCCATATTTTCTAACACAATTAAAATTATATTATAATTTAGAATTAAATTAAATTTCAATTTTTATTTTGACGATATGATAAATAAGGATAAATAAAAAATGGAAATTTTTATTTTGACGATATGATAAATAAGGATAAATAAAAAATGGAAATTTTTATTTTGACAATATGATAAATAAGGATAAATAAAAAATGGAAATTTTTATTTTGACGATAGGATAAATAAGGATAAATAAAAATTTCCAATTTTACCGAAAATTATCTGTGTGATAATATCTTGGTGGTGACTCATAATATCTTGGAGGTGGTGACTCATAATATCTTGGCAGTGGTTCGTAATATCTTGGTGGGGGTTCATAATATCTTGGTGGTGGTTCATAAACAATAGGTTCAGACTAATAGACTTGTTTTGGTTCATATTTTTGAATTGCATTAGAAACTTTAAGAACATTGTTCAATAATTTATGCTTATTGAACAATAATTTATCTTTATCTGATAATTTATCATATGTAACATATGCATAAAATTTATGTTTATTATTTATAATTTGAACATTAGATACTTTACCAAATTCAATAAAATATTCAAATAAAATAGTTTCTGTTATATTAGATGGAAGATTTGAAATATGAAATTTGTTTGCAATAAATTTTATTTTTGCAACATTCATACATGCATTAATATTCAAATTTAAATATTTTATTTGTTTTTCAGTATAATCTTTATATGCATTAAATTCATTTTTTAATGCATCTAAATCAGTTTGTTTTGCGATTTCACAAATAGTTGTCATCATATATATTATAATAATTGATACATATATACAATAATTTTATCAATTTTTATTTTTCACTAAGATGATCATATAAATTAATTGATTCTTTATTATTAAGACATTGAGGAATTTCAATAATATTTTTTATTTTTGATAATTGAAGTTTAAGTGATAAATTTTCTCTTTCATATTCTTTTAATTTTTGTTGTAAAAATTCATTATGTTTTTGTAACTCTTTCAGTTTCTCTTCTAATGCTTTTAATTCAGTATTCATTTTATATGAATTATTACTATAAAACTTGGTTATTATTAGATAATAACCAAGTTTTAAATATTAATTTTTTATATAAAAAAATATCTAATACATATTTTATTACCCCAAACTGTTTTTATTTAATATATCAAAGATTATAAATAATGTTAAAATATGGAATAATCATCTTTCTTCTGTAATCCCATACTATGCAGTAAAATGTAATCCACATCCATATGTCATATCAGAATTATCTAAATTAAAAATTAATTTTGAATGTGCAGCAATTTCTGAAATAAAACACTGTTTAAAAACTAAAAAAGATATTATCTATGGTCATCCTCATAAAACTTATAATGATATATTACAATCAAAAAAATATAATGTAGATAAAATTTCATATGATTCTATTTCACAACTTGAATTATTACATAAATTATATCCATCTAGTAAACCAATATTACGAATTCAATCAGATGAAACATTGTCACAAATTAAGTTTAATCAGAAATTTGGAGCAGATGATGAAGAAATAGAAAAATTTATACATTACCATAAAAATAAAAACTATAATTTATATGGGATATCATTTCATGTTGGTAGCAAATGTTATCATCCTGAACAATATATAAAAACAATAGATAAAATTAAAAATTTAATTGATAAATATCAGTTAAAAATCAATACAATTGATATTGGTGGTGGATTTCCATCTTTTATAAATGACACTGAATATAATTTTAAAAATCATGTTAAAGACATTGATAACTATATTAAAAAATATAAGAGTGTATCTAAATATAGATTTGTTGGTGAACCTGGAAGATTTATAGTAGATAATACAATGACATTAATATTAACTATAATAAATAAAAAACAAAAGATAATTAATAATGAAAAATACAATATATATTATATTAATGATGGGATATATGGATCAATGAATGGAATAATATTTGATGGACGTGAAATTCATTATAAAGATGAAAATAAACAAATATACAAAACAATTTTATATGGACAAACATGTGATTCAGTTGATAAAATAGAATGTAATTTACCAGAATTTAATATTGGTGATACAATAAAATTAGATAATTTTGGTGCGTATTCATGGTCATCTTCATCTATGTTTAATGGATTTTCATTATCTAAAGTAATAAAAATTAAATAATATTTATTATTAAATATTATTTAATACATATCGTATTTTCCACGTCTTACATAGTATACCTCATTATAATCATTATATTCGTCATCTTCAATATCATTTTCATCAAAATCATCATATTCATCCATTTCATCATTATTATTTATACTTAAATTGTCATCATTAGGATCATAATATATATTTTCATTTTTAAAACATGAATCGCAGAATAATTTAGATTTATCTCCAAATTTTAAATATAAAATATCTTCTACTTTTTTTTGTATATATTTAGGTGGTTCACATATATCTAATTCGTGATCATTGTTTCTAGAGATATATATATTTTTTTCTTCACTTGTTAGATTACTATTTGAAAAATATATTTTTATGTTCATTTTTTTACAATGAATACATGAATGTTTATCAAAACATAATTTGCAAAACATTTCTCCATATTCATCATCACCATAAAATATATTTTCTTTACTATTGCATAATAAACATTCTTTTGGTTTAATTTGTAATTGACTCATACATTAATTAGATTATAATTGTTATATTATTATTTTTTTAAATACATAAATTTAATCAAAATAATAATATCCACCTACAGAACTTTCAGAACTTCCACCTACACTAGTACCTACTGGTGCTGATTCTGGAGCATCAACGGGACTAGAATTTTCTTCCATACCCATACTTTCATCACCCATACTTTCAACATCTCCCATACTACCACCAACTGCACCTAAACCACTTGATAATATACAAACAATACAAATAATACAACAAATACAACTACTTGCAGAACTACCACAAGATCCCATTCCAAAATCTTGTGATATAGTTTGTTTATAATCTAATTTAGATTGCATATCACCATCTGATGTATTACCATTTCTTAAATCAGCTTTACTAGTTAAACCAATTGCTTCTACATTTTTAGTAGTAACTGAATCATCCGTTTGTGCACCTAATGTATTAGTAACAGCATTCACAATTGCTGTACCTACATTCATAGTATTTGATAATGTTTGACGTAAAATAACTGATGATGTAAGTTCTGTATTTCTAATAGTAACATTTCCACCAACGCCTTCTACACTAATACTGATCTCTTGATTTGAATTAATAATTTGAGATAACTGAGTTAATGATTCTTTTGTAAAATTTTGAGTTACTGCATTCTTAACATGAGTTTCCATTGTTTTCTCAACACTAATCTCATTCGTATAATTAGCAGATAAATGTGTTGCATCGTTAATATCAGTGGACACTACTTGATTAATATTTACATTTGCAGTATTATTAATCGGAATAATTGCAGTTGGATCAGCGGAAGGAAGTTGTGTTTCTTTTGTCTGTTCAATTTTAGCATCACTTTTAGCTTTAATTGCAGCATCATTTTGATTTGCAATAGATTGTTCCATATCTGCTTGCATAGTTGCCATAGACTCTTGATTTACATTTGATTTAAATTTTTGGAGAACATCATTTGCAAGATCAGTTCTTACATTATCAAATGAACTAAATGACATATTTGCAATATTATTTAATTCAATTTTTGAATCCGCTTTTGTACCTTCAACAAGGACGTCACCGCCTACATCTTTTATATTTATTTTAATCGTTTGATTTATTGTTACATTTTGTGTTGATACACTTTTATTTGATGTAATACTATTTACAACCATTTCATTTACTGATTCTGATATTGATTTAATTGCATTTTTATTAATTAACAATGTATTTTTATCAATAGTTGCAGATCTATTATATTTGGTAAAAGATGTTTGATTATTAATATAATTAGGTGCACATGCTGCTGTATTTTTTGCATTAGAACTAGCAGCACTAACAGATGCACTTACAAAACCTGCACTAGCGGAACCAGATGAACTACTTGCATTTGCCTCAATTGTACTACTACAACCGGCACCTGGTTGTGGTTGTGGGGCCATATTACCTACTGCACCTAATGTTGCTGCAGACATTGAAATTCCGAAACCTGCTCCTCCTCCTGACATATTACTATAAAATACAAAAAGAAAATTCTTTTTGTTTTTTTACAACGTAAAAAAACAAATTTTTTACAAAAATTATATTCTTTTTGTATTACATGGGCGTAGAAAAATTTTTTAATACATTATTGTCTTCATATAAAGAAAAATTTATAACATTATTCAAAAAATCATCAGCAGATATACTTTTTTTTGATTTTAATTCAATTATACATAAAATTTCATCACAAACAGTGTCTGATTTAAATTATTTATATAAAATTTTATTAATCTCTAATAAAAATCCATCTAAAAAATTAATAGATTTTTTTGAAAATAAATATCAACATTATAAAAATATTTTTTATTTATCTATAGATTTTCTTCATACACCATCTGGTATAAAACAATTAATTGAAGATATAAAGAAAATTGATATAAATGTGGTTATAATATATCAAATAATAAAACAGATTGAATATTATATTTCTAACATCTCTGATTTACAATTAGTATATATTGCAATTGATGGAGTACCTACTATTGGTAAAATATTAGAACAAAGACACCGAAGATATATAGGTGAAATTATAAATTATAAAAATCAACAAATAATTTCATCATTTAATTTTAAAGATCATGATAATCTTCCATATAATTTTAAAGAATATAATGAAACTAAATTTTCATTTCATAAATTACATATATCACCTCAAACAAATTTTATGAAAAAATTAATTAAAAGCATAAAAAATCATAATTTTCCCGTAAATGTACAAATTAATGATGATACTATGAGTGGTGAAGGAGAATTTAAAATTATTAATTATATACGAAATTATAATGATTTATTTATTGAAAAAAAAATAATTATATATAGTCCTGATTCAGATATGATACTTTTATCTTCTATATTACCTCATAATATTTTTATATTAAGATATGATCAACAAAAAAATGAAGATTTTATAATGTCTACTGAATTATTTAAAAAAATAATATTAGAATATATTCTCGACAATAAAAAAATAATAGAAAATCAAAATATAATAAATGATATAATATTTATTTTTACAATTTTTGGCGATGATTTTATACCAAAATTAAACAGCGTACCTATAAATTATAATTTTGAAAAAATATTAAATATATATAAATCATTAGATACTATTAAAAATGGATATATATTGAATGAACCTGAAATAAATTTAAATCAATTAAAATTATTTTTTACTGAATTAGAAAAATTAGAATTACCAAATATTGTAAAACAATTTAATATTAAAGAAAATATTAAAGATATTTATTCATTACCAGATGTATCATATATTCGAAAAAAAGAATCGAGTTTTAACAGTGATCCAATCGATGGTAAAATTATAAATGAATTAAATAAAAATATACATGATAGTAATTATCTTGAAGGAGAATACTCTATTGAATTTAAATTAGAAAAACCAATAAAATATACTCAAGAGATATCTAAGGAATATATTAATGGATTAAAATGGATATATAATTATTATTTTTTAAACAATATTGATTATACATGGTATTATCCATATGAAAAAGCACCATATATTCATGAAATAAATATATATTTAAAATCAATTGAAAAAATAGAAAATAATAAAAATGAATATCCTTTAATATTTTCACCAATTGAACAAACAATATATACGTCACCAATAAATATAACTTTAATGTTATCAAAAAAATATCAAAGTATAACAAAAGAATTTTATAATAAAATTGGAGATATATCAAATATATTAGATAAAATTCAATCAATTGATTGTACATCTAGTAATTATTTATCAAAATGTAGTTTAAAAAATATTGATCACCCTATTTATAAATTAACACCATCTGAATTTATAAATAAATTTAGAACAAGTAAAACAACAAATGAATTTATAAAATACGTTAAATACTATACTATAACAAATGATCCTTTTTTTTATAATTATATTAAAAACAATTTATAATTGAAATTGAAATTAGAATTAAATTATTTTATAGTTCATTAAATGAACATATACGTCTTTAAAGACTATAATTTAATTGTAATTAAAATTAAATTATTTTATAATTTAATTGTAATATGAAAACATTTTCAATATTTATATCTGTACTAGCATTTATATGCATATATATATTATACTATCATAAAATAGAAACAACTAATTTTTTAGATGTTATACATAGTGGTTTTATAAGACAATTTGTTTTTGAATTAATACCTTTTGTTGTTATGTTTGGAGTAAGAGATATGAAATTTATAGATGTTTCAAATACTGGAAATTTTTTTAATTCTCTTATTGGTAGAAGTATATTAGGTATGATTGGTTTTACTTTTGTATCATATGCAATTACAACAGTTAGTCCTAAAAAAACACCACCTTTAATTCCATTTTTAGATAATAATACAATACAATTAGGTGGATTAAATAAGATTGAGAAATTTAATCAAATTAATATGAATAAACGTATATTTAATCAAAATAATAGAAACAGTCATGTATATAATCAAGATTATATAAACGGAAATGAAAAATTATTATCATATTATCAAATTTAATTTATTATTCTTTTCTATTATAAATAAGATCAGATGATACTGAATCTGCATATGAGATTGTAAATTTTTTATAAACATCAAAAACATTTTTTGCTGCATCTATACTTTGATGGTAATATGGAAATGGTATACTATTTTTATCATTATTTTTACTCAAATGGTAATATTTTTCTACCCAAGAACCGAGAGAACATGAATCAAAATGTAGAATATGTAAATTATCAAAAGGTACATTATATATCTTAGATCCACTTACTTGATCATTATATGCAAAATTATGTACACCTTTAGATGTTACACCTTCTACTGGTCTAGCAGCAGATTTACCATTTGCATATGCTCTACATGGTGCATTTTTACCACATCTTAAAAATTTAACTGCTGAAAAACATGTTGGTTCATTTTCTCTAAATACAGCTTCTGCATTTTCTAATTTTAAACATTTATAATCATTATTTAATGTATCTAATATTTTTAATGACCCATGTAATAATTCATCAACATCTACATTAAAAACCCAATCTATTTTCATCTTTTTTGCAAGTTCTAATATATTATTAATAAATGTAATTTGTCTCTCAAATAATGTTATGTAATTATTACCATTTTTATCAGAATCACCCATCTCAAACCATACATCTTTTTGATTTTTTAAATAATCTTCTAATTCAGGTGTATCTTCTACTCTAATAAAAAATTGTGTAACACCTAATTGACGATGATGTTTAAACCATAATGATAAATCAATTGGTTTTCTCATAAATGTAATAATGCCAACAGATGAAAATGGTTTATTTGCAATTTCACTATCAAAAAATTCATATATATATTCTTCGGTCATATTTTCACAATTATTAATATAACTATACATTAAAACTAATATAAATATAATAGATGCAATATAAATTAATAAATTACTCATATAATTAGATAATAAAATTAATTATTATCTGATTAATTAAATCAAGAAGATAAAAATTTTTTTTTCATTAAAATTATTCGATTATATTTTAATATATTAAATTTACATTTATTAACTAAAAAATCATAAATTTCTTCATTTTCATTTTCACGGAATTTTATTGTTAAATCATCTTCAGTTGGTACAATACATTTACTACTCGCTGTTTTAAAATATTCTTCAACCTCTATATAATTATAATTTTCTGGTTCTTTTATTGTTTTTAATTCTAAAATATTTTTAATTGATTTATATTTTTTAATATAATCAAAACTTTTAACTTGTCCTAATCCTGGTAGTCTTGGTAAATAATCACATCCTAACAATATACATAGATCAAGAAACTGATTATCAGTAATTTTTAATTCTTCTAACATTTTAGGATAACTTATTTCAATAATATCTTCATCATATGAAAAAAAATTCTTTAATAATCTATTACATTTAAATGTTAGTAAATCCATATCTTCTGTCGCTACAGCATAGATTAGATTATTTTCTAACAAAGAGACACATTGTGAATCTGCTTCCTCTGGCGCCTCAATATATGGCACTCCTAATATAGAAAACATCTTCTTAGTGTCATCTATAATTTCAGATGTAATTTTAAATGATTGAATGAAATATGTTATCTTTTGCTCTTTCGTTAATTCTATATTCGTTTCTAGTTTTTCTTCCGCTTGAACTCTGTTTTCCCATCTTTTTTGTAATGTTGCTTGTTTAATATCTGGAGATTTTCCATCAAAGATAAATATTGGTGTTATTTTATAATTAAATAATTTAATTAACAAATTTATTATCCCATATAAATGACTTGTATTATGACCCTCTGAAGATAATAAATCTCGACCAGTTTTTCTCATTGCTAATATATATCTATAAATAATAAGAGACGTATCTATTGCAATTTTTTTACCAGTATAATCAGATAATTTTGTAGAAATTAAACATTTTGGTGCATTCTTATTTAAAAAATCTTTAAGTTTAATAATTCCCATTTTATATATATATAAATATTATTTTATATTAGAACTTTGTTATAAAACTCGCTATCTATCTCACTATTACGTGAGTCTAAATAGGTCAAGTATTGAGAGATTTTGTCTAAAATCTCGTTTGAGATATTATTGAGGTTAATAAAAACCCCGTTAATGTTTTGACTATATGACACGTTGTTTTCCTTTATTAACCTATATAAATGCATGTAATGCTTTTTATTTTTCAAATTTTGTATTTTTGTCATTATACGCTTTTTATCTTCTAAAGTGTAAGTCGACATTAACTATATATTATAAATATAGATATAAATAAAATAGTCTAAACGAAAATTTTGATTAATCTATAAACATCATTTAATATTTTTATATTATTCAAGTATATGGATATTGAACACTACCCTTTACCCGCTGATCCAAATTTTCAATCAAAAATATATAAAAAACGTGAATTTCAATATTATCGTTCTACACAAAGAAAAAAAATTTCAAATTATGAAGATTTAGAAAAATATAGAACAGAAGTGTGTAAAAAAAAACCAACTGCAAATCCTCATCAATCTTTTTTAGCAAATTATATATCAGATAAAACACCTTATAGAGGTGTTTTAATTTTTCACGGTGTTGGAACTGGTAAAACATTATCTGCATTATCTATTTGTGAAAATTTTAAAAATGAAATAAGACGTTATCAAACAAAAATGTATATATTAGTATCTGGTCCATTAATCCGCGATAATTGGAAAAATGATATTATAAAATTTTTTGGCAATGATTATTTTAAAGAAATCCCGCATGATCCAAATGATGATGCTTCTGTTAAAGAAGCAGAAAAATCAGTAAAATTATTAATTAATCAATATTATAAATTTATGAGTTATAAAACTTTTTATAGAAAAGTGTTAGGTGAAAGAATTATAGAGAAAAAAACAGTAGATAATAAAGAGCAAAAAACATATCGTAAGAATGATGAAGGTGAATATGAAAGAGATGTCGCAATAGATAAAATAGAATCATTAGATAATACAATTCTTGTTATAGATGAAGCACATAATTTAACAGGTAGTGAACAAGGATTAAATAATTATGGTAAAGCAGTTAAAAAAATTATTAATAAATCTAAAAATTTACGAATTTTATTAATTTCTGCAACACCTATGAAAAATTTTGGCGATGATATTATTGAATTAATTAATTTTATTAGACCTAAAAATTATCCTATTCAAAGAGACAAAATGTTTACATCTGATAAATCATCTAATATGACATTAAAAGAAAATGGTATTGAATATTTTAAAAATATGGCGAGAGGATATATTTCTTATTTTAGAGGTGCCGATCCTTTTGTTTATGCTTTTAAAAAAGAAATGGGTATTATCCACCCTGACCTATTATTCACTCCATTAGTACTATGTGATATGAAAGATTTTCAATTAAGTGCATACAAAGCAACTATAAAAAAATATCAAGAAGATGCATTGGAAAAAATATCTGGTAGTATATCAAATTTTGCCCTACCCTTATTAGTAGATAATGAATTAACTGCGACTCATGGTAATGATGGATTTTTTAAATTATTAAAACAATTAGAAAGTCAACATATAAAATTATGTGATGAAATTAATAAAAAAATATTTAAAGGTAAATATCATTCACCACATCAATTAATACGATTAAATAGTGCAAAAAATACACTTAGTGGTGATATATTACTAAAAGGAAATTTAGAATATTTTTCAACAAAAATGAACAGTGCATTAAATGAAATTTTACAATTAGTTGATGGAAAAAAAGGCGCATCTACTGCATTTATATATTCAAATTTACGTACTGTTGGTATCGATATTTTTGATGAAATATTAATTATGAATGGATTTTTACATTATAATGAAAATGGTGAATATAATATTAGTGATAATACAATTGATTATCAATATGGATTAACATATGTTGAATTTAAGAAAAAATTTGGTAAAGATAAATTTCATCCAGCAACTTTTATAAAATTTACTGGTACAGAAGATGATCAAGAATTAGAAGAACCAGAAGAAAAAATAAATTTATTAAAAAAAGTATTCAATGATATTACAAATAAAAATGGTAAAATTATTAAATTTGTATTAGGTACAAAAGTCATGAACGAAGGTATTACTCTCCACAATGTTAAAGAAGTTCATATTTTAGATACTCACTATAACCTTGGTAGAGTAATTCAAGTTATTGGACGCGCTATTAGATATTGTGTACACAATGATATTATGACTGAAAAAAATCCTTATCCTGAAGTTAATGTATATAAATATGTAGTATCACTAGATGACATTATTAGTACTGAAATAAAATTATATATTAAAGCAGAAAAAAAATTAATGTTAATTAAAAAAATAGAACGTGTCATGAAAGAAATTGCAATTGATTGTCCTATAAATTATCAAGCAAATATGTTTATTGATGAACATATTAATTCAAAAAATTGTACTAGACCAGAAGATATTCCAAAATTAAAAGGAAAAGATAAATATAAAAATATTTGTACTGATTTATGTGAATTTTTACCATGTAAATATACATGCGAAGATCCTAAATTAACTGCATTATATGACCCTAGTAATTTAATTTATAAAAGATTAGAAAAAGAAAAATTAGATTATTCTACATTTTTAATTAAATATGCTGTGAATGAAATTAATTATGCTAAAAATAAAATTAAAGAATTATATAAATTAAAATATGTCTATACACTACCTACTATTACTGAATATGTTAAAAAATCATTAAGTCTTGAACAATCTGAATTATTTGATGATTATTTCATTTATCAAGCATTACAAGAATTATTACCAATTACTGATGACGAATTTAATAAATTTACTGATGTTATTTATGATCGTTACAATATTCCAGGATATTTAATTTATCGCAATGTATATTATATTTTTCAACCGTTAAATCAACCTGAAAATGTACCCTTATACTATAGAACAGTATATCAAAGAGATTTAATTAATGATTTATCAATGTCAAATTATCTTAAATTATTTACAATTCCCAAGGAAGATATTGTAATATTAGAAAAATCTAATTTTAATGTTGATTATTATAATACTAAAAAAGAAAATGAAATTGTTGGTATAATTGATATTAAAGATAATAATGAAGTATTCAAAATAAGAAAAAAAATAGATACTGATAAAATATCTGAAAAAGATCTAAAAAGAGGTGTTGGTCTAATATCATCAAAAGGATCAACATGTGATGATAAAGAAAAATCTGAAATTCTTGCATATTTAAAACAATTAAATATTACTAATTATAACAAAGATGATTCAAGACAAAAATTATGTACTCTTATTAAAGATACATTTATTAATTTAGAAAAATATAATAAAAATAAAATTACTTATTTAATTATTCCTAATAACCATCCAACACTTGAATTTCCTTTAAATATCCATGATAGAAAAGATTTTACAATAAAACAATTAGAAGAAGATAATTATAAAGTTAGTGTTGATACCAGTAAAAATAGATATATATTAAGTGTTAAATCAGATAAAGAAGATAAATTACGTCTTTTAGGATTCAAAAAAGAAGGATCCTATTTTATTAAAGTAATCGAATAAAATTTAATATAATTATATTAAATTTTATTTTTATTCAAGGATTTCATCTACCAACCCTGCTTTGAGACATTGATCTACATCCCAATCAATATCTCTTTTGAGTAATTTATTTAACTCGCTTCGGGATAAATCAGTGTGTTCTATATAAATATCCTTGATTTGGTCCATAATCTTTTTCATATTATTAACTTCATCTTCTAATTCACTCATCTTATTCCATGAAGTAGCACTTCTTAATTCATGAATTAACATATTAGAATATCTGTTAATATATCTTTTGTCTCCACATACACTCATTAATGTTGCTGCAGATGCAGCATAACCATCTACAATAGTATGAACTTCAACTGTTAAACTCTTCATACAATTAATTGCACGAAATGCAGCAAAGACTGATCCCCCATTAGATGTAATATGAAGTCTGATAGGTGGTGGTTCAATATGTAAATTAGAACTCATTGCTATCAATTTAGTTTGTAATGCACGCATTTGTTTATTGAGTTTATTAATTGTTTCCATTGAAATATCATCATTAAAATAAATATTGTTATCAACTACATAAGAGTTATCTTCAGTTGATCCACGTTTAAATATTTTAGAAAAATCAATACCTTCATCATCACTTTCATCATTAGACACTTTATATTTTTTAGCAGAAGACGCAAATACAATATTACTATCCTTGCTTTTAATCATATCACTAGGATATTCATAAAGTGTTTCACTACGACGACGTTTAGTCATGTTGTTCATGTTGATGTCCATTTATTATTTTATAATAATATATTTTTATATAATATTATTTATATCTAAATAATTGAATTTTCCTAAAATCAAATATAATTATTTATATCTAAATAATTGAATTTTCCTAAAATCAAATATAATTATTTATATCTAAATAATTGAATAAAAATATTATAAGACATAAACAAATTATAGTAATATAATATAAGATAAGATGTCAACGAATCAATTAGTACTACCTATTATAAATACTGTTTTATCTACAAAAGTATCACTATTACCAAAACAAATGAATAATGATATTTATTACAATCTAAAATATAACATCGAGAAAAAAGTCCAAGGAAAATGCAATGAATTTGGGTATGTAATAAAAGTATTAAAAATAGAAAATTATAGTGATGGAGAAGTAGAAGGTGAAAATTTTACAGGATCCGCAGTATATAATATTCGTTATCTTGCGAGTTTATGTATTCCAGTAGAAAAAACTCAAATCATATGTAGAATAGAAAATATAAATAACGCAATCATATTGGCAACTCATGGACCAATATCTTGTGTAATTACCCCTGATAATATTAATACATTAATATTTGTAAATGAAATAGGAAAGTATTATTACAATGTAAACAATACTAGAACAGAATTAAAAAAAGGTGATTTAGTTAAATTAACGGTGTTATCCAAAAAATTATATAAAAATGATATAATGATATCTCTTGGATTTTTAGACCAAATTGCAGTACAAGGTGAAATTGATAACTATTACAAACCAGAATTATTTAATCCAGATCAACAAGTTGAAGAAACTGTAGAATTAGTAGAATTTCATGAAGATGATATTGATGAAGATGATAAAAATCAAACTGAAAAAGTTAAACCAGAATTATCAAATGAATTTGTAATATAAACTTTTATTTATAATAATAATTAGAAATAAAAGATGAATTTCAATAAACAGATCACTTGCAATAATTGTGGAAAATTTGGACATACACATAAACAATGTTCAGAACCTATAACAAGTTTAGGAATTATTTGTATCAAAGTTAATGATAAAATAAAACAAGAATTAAAATCTAAATTAGTACATAATGGATTATTTGATATATCACATAACATAATTATTGATATTATCCAAACTTTATCACTATCGAATGAAGATAATCAAAACAAAACAAAAAATAATATTAATTATTTAATAGTACGCAGAAAACATTCATTAGGATATATCGAATTTATTAGGGGACGATATGAAATAGATAATTTAGAATCAGTATATCATTTAATTCGACAAATGACACCAGATGAAATAAAAGATATTAAAACAAAAGAATTTAAAGAATTATGGGAGGAAGTATGGAAAAAAACATCATATAATAAATTATATTTAAAAGAAATGGATGAATCATATGAAAAATTTAATTTTTTAAAAGAAAATAATATATTAGATGATAAATTAAAAAATGATTATGATGAACCAGAATGGGGATTTCCAAAAGGTCGTCGTAATCCAAATGAAAAGAATTTAAAATGTGCATTACGTGAGTTTTGGGAAGAAACGAGTATAGATAAAAATAATTTAATAGTATTAAACAAGTTATTTCCAATTCAAGAAATATTTTTTGGTACAAACGGTATTAAATATAAACATATATATTATATTGCAATATATGATGGTATAGATGAGATAGGATTAGAAAAATTACAAGAAGATCAATTAACAGAAATAGGTGATATAAAATGGATTAATTTAAAAGATTCGTTAAAATTATTTAGACCATATCATGAGGAAAAGAAAAAATTATTAATATCATTAGAAATTTTTTTAAATAAAAACATTGAATAAAAATAAAATAGAATAGTATGAATAGCATGAATTACCAACAAATCATTTTTGAATTAATATCAATTCAAAAATGGGATGGAGTGGAGGAAATATTAAAAAAAAAAATAGATCCTGATATTAGAGATTCTGCTGGTAATTATTTAATCCATGTATTAATATATAATAACCAAATTGATTTATTAAATTTATTATTAAAACTAGAACCAAGATTAGATATATTAGATCCAGATGGAAAACAAATCTGTTATTTACCATTAAGATATAATCAAATTAATATTTTAAAAATTTTATTGAAATATAATGAAATTAATTATGGTATAGATATTACTAATTTTAGAGATTCTAATCAATTATCACCATTATTTTATGCATTATCTTTTAATTCTCATGAAGGGGTTAAATTATTATTAGATTACGGTGCTAGATTAAATACATTTGATAAAAACAGAAATACTGTTTTGCATATTGCATGTTTAAAAAGTAAGTATGAATTTGTAAAATTATTTTTAAATTATTATCCTGATATGATTAGATCAATTAATTTAGAAAAACAAACAATATTACATACATCTATTATTGGTAATAATAATAAAATAATAAAATTAATATTACAAAATGAAGATGAAAAAAAATATTTATTAAATAGTCAAGATAAAAATGATAGAACTGCATTAATGTATGCATTAGAATTACAATTAAATGATATAATTAATGAATTAATTGATACATCTATGGATTTACAAGATGGAAATGGTAATACACATTATCATATTGCAATTAAATTTAATATTGATTTAGATACAATTAAATTACCAAATATAACAAATAAATTAATTGCATTAAAGACAGATATTGATGGTAATACAATATTACATTTATTATTATTAAAAAATAAAAAATATTATTTTCCAGATATATTAAAAATTTCATCATTCTTAATTCAAAATAATGAAAACAATACAGTATTACATTTATTATTACAAAATGATTGGACAAATTACAAAAATATTATAGAAAATCAAAAATTTTCATTATTTTTAAAAAATAAAAATGGGGTTTCACCATACGATATATTAACATCAAAGAAATTATATGATTCATTTTTACCGATTGCAGTATCAGCATATTATAATCAATTAATATCGCAATCAAATAAAGAATATATGACTGAATGGGAAAATAAATGTTCAGTAAAAAAATTAAATAAAATAGAATGTGAAATAGAAATTAAAAATAATATTAAAAATGGTGTATCTTATCCTCAGAAAAAAAAGAATTATTGTATTGATATAAATAAAAAAAGTATTAGTTCATCATCTTATTTAGGTATCACAATAGATATTATAGGTGGATTAATATTATTAAAAGAATTAATTAAAAACAGAGAAAAATTCAAAACATCATTAAATTTAGATAATATTATAACAAACACTAAATTAACAAATTATTATATTAATAATAGAATTATTAGAAATGATTTGGTAAATTTTGAAATTATCTGGTCATTCCAAACAATATTTTTTCCTGATACATTAGATACTTATTTTTCATCATTTTTATCATCTAAAGATAGATATTTTATAATTCCAATTGGTATTGAATTAGCACAAGGATCACATGCAAATATTTTAATATATGATAAAGAATTATCATTATTAGAACGTTTTGAACCAGATGGATCAAATACACCAAATGATTTTAATTATTTTCCAGATGAATTAGATACGTATATATATCAATACTTTATTAAATTAGATACTAAATTTAAATATATTTCTCCTAAAGAAGGTTCACCGAGAATTAGTTTTCAACGTTATGAATCATTAGAATCTCAAACCCGTATATCTGATCCTAGAGGATATTGTGGTGCATGGTGTTCTTGGTATGCGTATCAAAGGATAAATAGTGGATTATCAATGAAAAAACTGATACCTAAATTATTACAAAAAATACGAGGTAATAATTTATTATTTAAACAAGTAATAAGAAATTATGCAAATTTAATGTCATCGATACGTGATAAAATTTTTAAAGAAAGTAAATTAGAACTAGAAGATTGGTTTTCATCAGTATCTAATGATAAATTAATTGATTTATCTAAAAATATAAAAAAATTAATATAATCCCAGTAATTTTTCTTCATATTTTATTAATTTTTGTATATATTCACCACCTCTAATAGATAAAGGATTTTCTTGCATTATTCCAACTAAATTAGATTGATTTACTAATCGTTTTAATTCTACTGTATCTTTTGTTTCTTGTAATTTCAAAATTAATGCATGTAATTGTTCGATAGTTTTCATATTTTTTTGTATAAAACTATTATATCTTAATACTTGTTGGGCAACTATTCTTGCTGCATCCATATTACTTCTTTTTACATATTCTTTCGCTTGAATTTGTTTTTTAAGTAATTCTTTGTTGTATCGTATATTATCATTCTCTAATATTCTTATTAATCGTTTTAAATTAGACACTGACTGATTTATATCTACTTGTGTTATTGGTTCATTATTTAATGATTCGTTACTACTTAAAGGTTTTCTAGGAGAATTGGAAATTGTATTACCCATATATAATATTATTTAGTAAAATAATATTATTTATACACTAACTCCAACTTGTACTGGTTTAATTACTGCATCACTAAAAAATTTATAAATAATTAAACCAAGAATAAGACCAATTAATAACATTATTGGATTAAATTGATATAATAATGTTTTAATTACTTGATTTACATTTGTTGATCTATTATTTGATTCTTTGTCTTGTGTAAACTCTTCTTTACCGCTTGGTTCTTTATCTTTTTTTACATATGATAAATATTCTTTATTATAATATTTAAATGTATCTTCTACTGTTATAAGTTTATCGCCATTTCTTTCTCTAACATCATTATGTAATGCGATAATAAATTCAATTAATGGACCACGTTTTTCAACTATTTTATCAAGAGGATCAGTTTTAATATATTCTTCTAAGTATCTTGCATAATTTACTCTACATCCCATACATGGTAATAAATCTTTTAATGATAATATTAAATTTTTTGCTGATAGTTTTTCATCATCAGTTGGATTTTCTGGATAGGCCATCGCCATAGATTCTAAAAAAAACCAAGTTTTAGGACCCCACACTCCAGGAGTAAGATTAATTCTTTCTGACATTAATATTTTTTTAGAAAATAATTTTAAATATTCAACATAATTAAACAAATATCTTCTTTGGATTTGCCAATATTTCTTGACCAATTTTTACATAACGTTCTATTTTTTTATGTTTTTGAAGTTCTCCAAATGTAATTTCATTTGGATTAGATGAAAAATATTTTATTTGCAAAATATGATGAATTGGAATTCTTGGTATAATAACATCTATTATACTATTATTACGATTTACTTTTATTCTTATTTCTGATTTTTCATAATATAATAATGTTATCCATGTGTCTATACTAATAAATTCTTTAATTTTATCATTATACATTTCATATTTAACAATATTATCGTCAATTGATATCAAAATATCATTTTTCTCTAATTTATTCTCTCCCGAATAAATTTCCCAATCTTCTTTTACATAAATTTCATTTAAATTTTGTTCATTCGTTTTAATATCTAAACCATAATATAAATTCGCATAATTTAAATCTATACTATTCATAATTTGTTTTAAAAAATACATACTAATTATAATTGATGTTTCATTAAAATTATTAATTACCATACCTGTAATTTTATTTTTTGTATATATAATTGATCCTATTCTATATGTAGAATTAATTTGGTGAAAATATAATGATGGTAATACAATATGCCAACCATTATATTCAATTTTATTTATTATGTCTATTTTATCATTATTAATAAAATGATTCTTATTTGGAAAATTAATAGTCATCTCAGTTGCAGGATTAATACCATTTCCTTTCACTTCCCA